TCAGTCGAACAGGCTCGGCTGGTCATTGCCCGAGACCCGCCGGCGCTGCGTAATGCGTTGTGTGTGCCGGGGTGGCTGGATTGCCGTGGGCTTAGGCTCCGGCAGTGCGATCACGTTGCCGCCGGGGGCGTCATCGGACTCGTCTTCGTCGACGGGCTTTGCCAGCTCCTGCGGTGCGTCTGGCGTGACTGGCGCTTCGGGTTCGTGAACCTCAGCCTTCGTTCGCACAATCCGGGCCGTCACCGGGCGCTCTGCTCGTGCCGGCGGCTTTGTGCCGATCCGTGCAACAGCCTCCACCGCGTTCGATGCCCGAAGTGCCTTGATCTGGGCGTCGAGTTCGATCACGGTCGGCTCCCCTTCCTTCGACTCGGCTGCCTTCTCCGACAGCCCGGCCTTCAGCTTGTCACGCAGACCCATCAATTGCCGCTCGTAATCGCCGTGCCGGAACACCGCCCCGAGCCGCGACTCGTAATCCCAGAGTTGCCCCTCCGCCACAGCCTTATCCTGCTGGCACCGCTCACGGTCCAGGGCGTACCCGTCTGCAAGTCGGTCGAGGGCGTTCAGCAATGCCCGGCCACCACCGCGCAAGTCAGTACGACGGATAACTTGCCCGTCGAGGTATGCTTCCATGCCGCCCAGATGGTGAAGGATCACCCCGAACGCCAGCCCGTGGTACATGCCCATCGGCATCGTCCGGGTCTCGCTGACCGTTTCGGGCAAGCGTTCCAACCGTGCAGTGAGCGCCTCCACGGCATCGGCGTTCGACAACGTCCGGTTGCCCACTGTAACCCTGTCTTGTTCGTGAGCCGTCAGCGTTGCAATGTCCGCGGTGAGGCTCTCGATGCGGCGGGTGAAGCTCCTGATCCGCTCGGGCAACTCCTTCAGGTTCCGGCGGGCGAGGTACTGCTCGTCGTGGTGGTTCTTCCGCAGGATGGCGAGCCGCTGTAGCTCTGCGTCAGTCTCTGCCAGCGTTAGCACTGCCGGGTTGCCGGACGCAATGGCTTTCACTTCAGCGTAGCTCAGTTCCTGCCCGCCGACGTCCTCGGCCTTCCGCACGGCGCAATCGCCGGTCATGATCTGGGCGATGAACCGAGCCTTCGTTTCCAGTGCCTGCCACATGTACGCGTCGAAGCTCGCCTCAGTGACGTAGCGGTAGATCGCCACCTCTTCGTTGGTGTTGCCCTGCCGGAGGATGCGGCCCTCGCGCTGTTCGACCTCGGCGGGCTTCCACGGAGCATCGAGGTGGTGCAGCGCCACCAGTCGCTTCTGCACGTTCGTGCCGGTGCCCATCTTGGCCGTGCTGCCGATCAGCACTCGTACCGTGCCCTGGCGGACTTTCTCGAACAGGGCGTTCTTCTTCGCGTCCGTGTCGGCGTCACCCATGATGGCAATCTGGCTGGCAGGTATGCCCTGATCGGCCAGCTTCGAGGCGATCTCGTCGTAGACCGAGAACGGGTTCGGGTGGACGCCCATGTCGCAGAAGATCATCTGCGTGCCGCGCGCAGCCTCGGTCTTATTCCAGATACGGACGACGTTACCGACGAGGGCGTTGACCTTCGACTCGGCGAAGTCCCCGCCGGCGCCGAGCATCCGCCCGTCGAGGGCGAGCTTGCGGCCGTCGGTGGTGATGGCCAGCGCGTTGTCGATGCGAGGGTCCACCCTCTCGTTGCGGATTTTCTCGTACCGCTCCACCAGCTTGGCTTGCATCGCGTGCTGCTCGTCGGACATCGGGCAGGCGACCGTCTGTGGCTTGCCGCCTTCGAGCTTCGGCCGGGGCAGGTCGAGCATCTCCGCCGTCTGCACATCGGCGAAGGAGCGGAACATCTGGACCAGTTCGGGCAGGTTCACAAACTTGGCGAACCGGCTGCGGGGTTTCAGGGTGGCGCCGTCCGGGCTGATCTCCATCGCTTCGACGACCTCGCCGAACGTGGCCGCCCAGCCGTCGAAGTGCTCGATACCACGGGAGCGGAGGCCGGCGGGGTCGAAGTACCGCTGCATGATGTACATTTCGGCCATGCTGTTCGAGATGGGCGTGCCGGAAGCGCCCACGAGCCCGTGGCCGGGGTGTCTTTGGTCGAGGTAAGCCGCCTTCATGGCGAAGTCGAACGCCCGCTGGCTGCCGCCACCTGGGATGCCCGCCACCCGCTCCATCTTGGTAGGCACCTCGGCATTTTTGACGGCCTGGCACTCGTCGTAGAAAATCTGGTCCACGCCCAGCTCGTCGAACACCAGCCCGTCGTCTTTCTTCTTCTCGGCCAGCAGGCTTTTCAGCTTCTCCTCGCGGTTTGCCTTTTGCTTTTCGAGCGTCTTGATGATGTTCCGGCCCTTCGACGCCTTGTCGATGAGCATGGACTCGTACTCGGCGATCTGACCGCGCAGGAAGTCCGCCTGGAACTCCGCGGACATGCCCATGTGCTCGAACCCGGAGTGGGTGACGATGATGCCATCCCAGTCGCCCGTGGCGATCTTGGCGGTAAGAAACTTCCGCCGGTCCTTGGTGAAGTCCTCCTTCGTCGCAGTCAGGATGCGTGCGTTCGGGTAGAGTTGCAGCCACTCGCGGGTGAACTGTTCGAGCATGTGGTTGGGCACGACGCAGAGCGGCTTCTTGACCAGCCCCGTCTGCTTCATCTTCATCGCCGACGCGACCATGCACATGGTCTTACCTGCCCCAACCGTGTGAGCCAGCAAAGTGTTTCCGCCGGTCATACACCGCCACACACCATCGACTTGATGCTGTCGGAGCGTCACTGCTTTGCTTATCCCCGGAAACTCCAAGTGCGAGCCGTCGAACAGGCGGGGGCGAAGGTTGTTGAACGCGTCGTTGTAATCTCGAACCAGTCGCTCCGTGCGGTCCGGGTCGGCGAAGATCCACGCTTTGAAGCGATCCTTGATCTGCCGCTGCTTTTCCTTCGCGGCGAGCGTCTCGGTAGTGTTGACGATCCGCTGCTCTTTGCCGTCGTGGTAAACCGTGTCGTAGATGACTGGGGATTTTAAATTCATCGTTTGTTCGAGCAGCGCCGTGCCGTTGATGCGGCTGGTGCCGAAGTCGGCGGTGGCCGCGACGGAGTTCGACGCCAGGTAGTCCGGCTCGACGCTCCAGAGGGCGTCCTTCTTCAGGTGGCCGATCTTGATCGATTCCGCCGGAACGCCGAACAGTTCGCCTGCGAACGCCTGGATGTCGGATGCGGGAATCCACGGCGCGCCGAGGTTGGCGTCGATGTCGCCTGGCAGCACGTCCTCGGGCTGCACCTGCCGTAGTGCCGTTACGTTGCGGGTATATTCCGGCCCCGCCTTCTCCGCGGTGACGAGCTTCGCCCGGACGTTGCCCGATAGGTAGGCGTCAGCGGTCTCCCACCGCTTCGACTCAGGGTCGCGGTAGATCAGGTCGCCCAACTCTGCGACGACCGCCTGCTCGGGCTTGCCGTAAAGCGTGGAGATGTACGGCAGGTCGATGCCGCCCTTGTGGTCGAGGGAGACGAGCAGGCCGTCTTCCGCACACGTGACGCGGGTGACGGGCGGCTTCGGGCCGACCACGTCCTGACGCATGATCGCGGCCTTCTCGGCTTTGCCGGTGGCCTCGTCGTACTCCTCTAACGACATGACCAGCATGGCGTCGGGGTCTTCCCGGAACTTCACCAGATTGGGCATGCGGCGGATTTGGCCGTCGTCCTTGCCGGGTGAGAACGTCGTCTTGTTGATCGGGCCATAGGCGGAGTGGAAGCGATCGTAGGCTTGGTTCAGGTTTCGGCGGGCCTCTTCGCGGGCGGTTTCGGGCCAGCCCTCGTTCTGCGATTGGAGAACGCGGCGGGAAAGGTCGCGGAGCTCGATCAGAGCCCCCATCCGGCGGCCGACCAGGGCACCGTTGGACCAGAGCTCGCCGCCACCGTAAACGACCGGTACGGACTGCCCGCCCTCCATCTGGTGGATGCGGCCGTCGTGGACGAAGAAGCTGCCTTCGGAGATGTGCTTGAGCGGGGGCGGGGGGATGAATGCTGGCGCTACTTGATGACCTGAGGCCTTTACTTGGTGAGTTACGCCATTTACTTGGTGCTTTTCGTTCGTCTCCGGCGGCGGGTTCGCCCGCTGAGCTTCAACGCGGGTCGGCTCGAACCGGGGCAGCTTGCTCACGGCGATTCGGAGTTGTGTGGCCAGGTCGCCGTGGCTGGTGACGCTGAAGCCCTCCCCGCCGTAGAGCGTGTCCTTGCGGCTCCACTGCCCCAGCACGGCCTCGGGGTGGTTCAGGAAGTACCGGTTCACCGCCACCGTCGCGTCTTCGACGTTCAGCGGTCCGGTCTCAAGCCATGCGGGGTCCGCATGCTTCGGCTCCTGCCCCGGTGCCCGCTTGCGCAGGAACAGGATGTCGGTGACGACCGCCGTACCCTCCCGCTTGAAGGCATCTGATGGAAGCCGGATCGCCCCGAGGAAATCTGCCTGCGCGGCGAGCTGCTCACGGGTGGCCGCGTTCTGCTTGTCGAGGGTGAAGTGGCTGGTGACGACGGCCAGCACGCCACCGGGCTTGAGTGCGTCCAGCGACTTGGCGATGAAGAAGTCGTGCAGGGCGAGTTTCTGGCCCTTGAAGTCCAGCTTCACGTCGGCGAAGGGGACGTTGCCAATGACCGCGTCGAGCAGGGGAAGCTTGGTGTCGCGGAAGTTCTCAATGCGGATGTCGGCCTGCGGGTGAAGCACCCGGGCAATGCGGCCGGACAGGCTGTCTTGCTCCACGCCGATGTAGTGGTGAGGGCCGGTCATGAACGCCCCTGATCCGCAACCGGGTTCGAGGACGGTCGCTGTCGCGGGAACGCCCAAACAGGAAAGGGCCTGGTGCATGGCTCCCATGACGACGGGAGAGGTGAAGAACTGGCTGAAGGTGGTCCGCTTGGCGCTGTCGTACTCGGCGGGGGTCAGCAGCGATTGGAGCTCGCGGCCGACATCTTCCCACCCGTCTTTGAACCGGCCCGTCTGGGGATCGGGGAAGATCGAAAGGGCGACGGCGCCGAACCCGCCGAACTTGCGGAGAACTTGCAGTTCGTCGTCAGAGGCGGGTCGCTGTTCACGCTCGACGGTGTGGAGTGTGCGGATGGCCGCGAGGATGTCGCGGGCTTTGGTCTTCTCGCCTGCGGATAAGTGGTTTTCGTGCATGGTGTCTCCTGACTTGGGAAGCCCCTCCAGCGGGGGCTTTTCGCCGGAGTCTTTCACAGACGCGGGGCCGGGAGCGACAGCGCCGGGGCAAACGGAGAATTGGGGGAGACCTTCAGGGGGTGCCGATTGTCCGCTTGCCCCGCCCGGCTGCGGCTGTAGCTCCGGGGGCGAAAGCTCCTCGGGAGGGGTGTCATCAAGGTCGATGTCGAAAATCGTGCCTTGTCGGGATCGACGGGCGGCTTCGCGAGAGACGTGAGAAGAGTTCCGTGCAGGAGGTTTGAAGCGGTCGGAGAAGGGCATTTACGGCAACCAGCCCTCCATGACGTGGCGCACCTGCTTGGCGATAGCAGGGTGCATCGTCGTCTTGCCCGACAGCCAGCGGCGGATCGTACGGGCGTTGATCGGCAGTTCACGGGCGAGGCGAGCTTGCCATCCCCGCCCGTGCTTGTTGCCGAGAGTGCGAAGTTCGGCGGGGGTCATGCGGCCAGCTTGAGCAGCTTGATCGCCTCTGAATTCACGACATCACCGCCGACACGGGTAGTGGCGTAGAACTTCACGAACGGCTTCTCGGTAAACGGGTCACGCAGGATGCGGATGCCCTGACGATCGACTATCTGGTACGCCGACCGGAAGTCCGCGAGAGCCACGGACAGCGAATTCGCGTGCGGAGTAGGCATGTCCGGAGCGGAAAATGTCGGGACGCCCAGAAGCGTGTCGGGTGCGCCGGCGGCGAGCCCGGGTTGCCAGAGATATTGGCCGGTAGTGACCTGTTTCAGCAGGCGAACCTGCTGGGCGGTCATGCGGTTCATCAGGAAGCTAGCGCGGCGAGCGTATCCCTCTTTTAGCGAGTAGTATAAGTTGATGAGCCCGTCGGCTGTCACCTGAGCCGATACTCCAGAGTTGATCTGCTGAATCTGGCCCCAGTTAGTCCCCGCAGCGAAGGTAAGAATCCCCCTCGGCTGACCAACGCCGTTGCCGGAGATGAACGCGATGTTCTGGGTGCGGGCGAAAACGTCGGCGATCTTGTCGGCAAGCCAAACTTCTACGTCAATGTTGCTGTCGTCCACCAGCTTCTGGGTGGCCTTCGGCTGAGCGTACAGTTCGTGCGTCGTAATGCTGCGTTTCGCCAGCTTCGGCGTCGAGGTGTCGCCAACGCTTGCAGTCTCGGTAGTCCAGTTCGCTACCGCCGAATCGCGGTCATCGACCAAATCCAGAGCGTCCGACGAGATGGTCTCGACCGACGCCAGATGCCGCATGGGCGAGGTCTCGAACACAGCCTGAGTGATTCGCGCCGACATGGTCGGGGTGACGAGGTATCCGCCGTCGCTGTCCGTGCCGACGGACAACGCTTTCTCCTGTAGCCTTTCTAAAGCTGCGTCCATTCCCTTCCGCAGGTAATTGCGGAACGCTCGGGTGTACTCGCCATCAGCGGACTGGAACGGGAGAGCAGATAGGTTCTGGTCGATTCTGCTTTTGTGATTGTCGATCGCGACGCCAATGTTGCCCAGATGCTCGTCGTAGAGGGGGTCGGCGCTTCCCTTTCGTTCGATATCCTTCAGCCTCGCGTCGTTGATTTGCTTGAAGTTCTCCCAGGCGTTTATCAGGCCAAATACCTTATCATCGGTCATACACAATCCATCATTTCGCAGGACTTCATTGCCCATGCGTTCGGGGGCATACTGCCCGCTTTGGATGCACAAGGCAAGCGGTTTTCTCTACCGTCCACGCCCTTTATCGTTCAACTCGTCCATCATCTCCCGGTATTTGTGGCGGGGGTACGGTTCTGGTGCTGGCTTAAATAGGTCGCGGAATAGGTGAACGGTCGCTGCGGCCCCCATCATGATGACGCTACCGACGCCGACGTACTGGAGAATCGTCTGCATCCGCTCGTTGTCGGTGTGCCGCGCCATGTGGTTAGCGTGCATGCTGAGGCTGTGCAGAGGGGCGTTCATCGGTCGGCCCGAGGAAAGACCGCCGGGCAGTAGCCGTAGCTGTGGCAGGAGCAAGCGGAGAGACCAGCGAGGAGGGTGAGGAGCACGAGGCGGCGGATCATTTGCACCCCCGATCGAATAAGGCCTGTTGGTTCCTGATCTGGTTAAAGTAGTGAACGGCTGGCTGCGGCGGGGTGAGCGCGTTTAGCCATGTCCGCGTGGTAAAGTCGGGGTGAATTGCGGTCGGGCAGTATGTGACTGCGGGCGGTGCGGCGGGCTGTGAATTACAGCTCGTCAACAGTAGTAGACCAATCGCTGTCAGGCTTGGCCAATTCCTTCGCTTCTGCGGCTTTTGCGGCATACGTCTCTTCCGTTACCTGTTTGGGCTGGCTTCCCCGGCCGAAGAGGAGTCGCAATAACGCCTCGACGACCGGGACGAGCAGGTCTTTAAGAAACGGCGGCATCGGCAGCCAGATTCGCCTTGTGCTGGGCGACGGCAGCTTCGATTGCACCGTTGATCGCGTTGGTCACGACGGGCAGGCCCTGAGCCGTTAGAGTGGCGATGACGGTTGCCTGAGCGGCCTTGAGTTTGTCGGCACCAGAACCGCCTTGTGCTTCGGCTGCGGCAACGGCACTGGCTGCGGCAGTCAAAAGCACCGTGCCGCCATTCTTCGCGATGGAATTGGCGAGTGCGCTCAGGCCAGTCAAAACGTCGGCCACGCCGTTGTGGAAAAACCTTTCGATAACTGCAACTGCGTCGTGAAGTGCGGGGATATTCTTAAACATGGTCTATTCCTTCTTGATCGTCGCGGTGGCGTTGATTCGCCCCCGGATGGCCTTGTATGCGTACCAGATACTGCCAGCGTTTACGGCTAATGTCACGCCGTTATTGATGACATACTCCGCGAGGTCGGTGTCTATAGTGGACCCCATTTGCGAGACCAAAAACCGACGAATTTAAGCTACTCCTTCGCCGGCTCTTTTGACCGTCCGGCCCGGTACACCTCGGCCGGGGTCTTGTACCCCAGTGACTGGTGCAAGCGGGCCTCGTTGTAGAAGGTGAAGTACGCCTTCAACCCCCGCTCCAACTCGGTCACCGTCTCGTATCCCCGCAGGAACACGTCCTCGTACTTCACCGTCCGCCACAGCCGCTCGACGAACACGTTGTCCAGGCACCGCCCCCGGCCGTCCATGCTCACCCGCGCCCCGGCCGCCTCCACCCGCTCGACCCACGCCCCGGCCGTGAACTGCACCCCTTGATCGGTGTTGAACACCTCCGGGGTGCCGGCCGCCAACGCCTCGTCCAGCATGTCCCGGCAGAACGCCCCGTCGAGCGTGTTCGACAACCGCCAGGCCACCACGTACCGGCTGTACCAGTCGATGGTGGCGGCCAAGTACATGAACCCGCCGGGCAGCGGCAGGTATGTAATGTCGGCACTCCACACCTGCCCGACGCGGTCGATCGGCACGCCGCGGAGGAGGTACGGGTACACCGGGTGGCCCCGCCCGGCCGACAGCTTCGGCTTCGGGTGGATGGCTTCCAGGCCCATGACCCGGAGCAACCGCTGGACCCGCTTGCGGTTCGCCGGGTGGCCGTTGCGGGCCAGCCACCGGGCGATCCGCCGGCTGCCGTAGAACGGGCAGGCCGTGTACTGCTCGTCGATCCGCCGCATGAGGGCCAGGTTGTCGGCCGACTCCTCGGCCGGCCCCCGGTAGTACGTGGCCCGGCCGAGCCCGACCAGTTGGCACTGCCGACGGACGCTCAGGTCGGCGTGCCCGGGGTCGATCAGCGGCCGCAGGTCGTCAACCGAACGTCGCAGCTTTTTTTTTCACCCAGTCGAGCTCGACCTTGAGCCGGCCGATCTGCTCGTACAGCGCGGGTGTCTGGTCGTCGCCGGGGGCGACCGCCTTCGCTCCGGCGGCGAACACGGCCTCGGCCCCGGCCAGGAGTTGCTTCTTCCACCCGTGGATGAGGGTCGGGTGGACGCCGAAGTGGGCGGCCAACTCGTTGACCGTCTTGTCGCCCTTCACCGCGGCCAGAGCGACCTGGGCTTTGAACGCCGCCGTGTGGGTCTTCCGCTTCGCCGTCATCAGGACCACCTCCGAGGGCCGCCAGAGTAGCTTACCTGGCGGTCTCAGTTTCGGGGTCCACTATAGTCGAAGGGTTTACCCGTGGCCATTGTTGCGAGGGCCAGTACGTTCAGCACGATGGCTTTCAGTGCGGCTCTGACAGTGGCGGATTGGAGTGGGGTGATGGTGTTGAGTTCGTCCATGATGCCCTCCTATGGCAGTTCGAAGTGATCGCTGTCGATGATCGACCGGAAGTCGCCGCCCCAGATGAGGCCGAGGGCTTTGCCGATAGCGACAGCCGCCTTCCATTCCGATGAACCCACGCTCCAGTTCAGCGTGCCGTCCTTGCGCCTGATTGCAAAGTCGAATGCTTTGGATGCCGGGGTGCCGTCGGGCAGCGTGAAGTTGTGCTTGCTCTGTCCGCCCTTCGCGTTGGTAATGATCTTCCCCGGAGCGGTGCGGCCCTGGGCGTAGAGCGCGTCTTGCTCAGCGGGGGATCGCCAGGTGTAGATGACAAAGCTGTCGATGACCTGCTCGTGGCACTGGGCAAGCCACTTCCGGCAGAGCGGCTGTAGGTCCGGGTGCAGGTGGTTAATGTCGCGGTCGTTCATGGGCTATGCTCGCCTATGACGAGCCCAGACCGCGGGCCAGTTATCATTCGCTGCGAATAGGTTCGGGTTCGCGTTGTCGTTCTGTGCCAGGAAGGCAGACCCTGCCACCCCGGAGAGATTTCCGTCGAGGTGCCACAGGGAAAGGAGGTTGGGTTCCGATCCGGTGTAGGCCGAAGACGGCGGAGTGAATGCGCCGGTGTATTTGACGCCCGACCATACCGCCACTTCATCTACGGTGCCAGCAAACACGGAGCTAGCTGCGGGGGTCGATTGAGAGAACGCGCGAAGCTGGAACGGCCTGCCCTCTGCCTTCCAGTTCTGCTGTATCCACGGGCCGGGGTTGAACGAAGCCGCGCTTACGCCGTCGCTATACAGGGTCGTAAGGCCGGTATTGCTGACAGTGACGGCAAGGTGGTGATACGTACCGTCACAAATCGCCGTGGTGCTCACGGTACTTGTTCCATCTCCTGTTTGTATTCCAACAAAGCCGGTGGTGGGAGCGACTGTGATCGCGGCGGGGCCGCCGCCCATCACGTAAGCGGTGGCTCCTGGTGCTGATGCGCATGAGGCCCAACCCTCGAAAGTATAAGAGGGGGAACCCGGAATCACACCGAAGAAATATGGGTAGCCCGCGTTTACGGCATTGCCGAATTTTCCAGTTGCGTACGTTACTGCCGTACCGCTGATGGAGCTCATCGTCATCGAGAGCGGCGAAACCGACACCGGGGCTACGGCTTCAATGGCAGCGGGCGAGATGACGCCAGCGGATTTGACCAGCAAGCTTCCGTTCTGGTTGGCGTGTGTGCCATCGGCCGTCGCGTAGTTCGCTGTCCCGTTGACAACCCACTTGCCTGAGTCGAGGGAGCTTTCCAGTGCGGACGCCACGTCGAGCGAAACCACGCTGTCCGGCTGGGTCCGCGCCCAATCGTTGTAATTGATGCGGGGCGTGTTCTGGGAGCCGATAAACGTCTGGTTTGCCAGCGTTGCGAAGAGGTCTGTCGATGAATCAATCGGCTCATACGTTGCACGCAGGTATCGCTTGCCGTTGAAAAGGTAAGTGGCGCGTTTCTGGTAGTTCTGCAGCCCCTCTATGCTGCCAACACCCCTGCTGATGATACCGTTAATGCCGTATTCGTTGATTACGGTTGTGCAGTACTGCGACAGAGCGTATCGCATGGAATGCGAAGTGACGAAGGAGCTAAGCTGGTCGGCGCTCACGCCCACATTGATGTAGGCGCGCGTGTCGCCAATGGAGCGAGCTATACCTCCGAGGTTGTAGGCGGAATCGGCCACGTCCAACGCACCTTGCTGACGGCTATCGCCCACAAGAAAATACGTTTCTTTGGCGGTCTGGCCCAATATAGCTATAGGCCAGTACCCACGCTTGCCCAGTCCGTTATCGGTTATCGCGCCAGGCGTAGTCGGTACGCCCGAAGTCCCCATGACTGCCGCCTCGCTGCCGCCGCCCGTGTAATAAAGCGGGTTTCCGGTGAGGGTCGTGCCGAAATACGGGAAGTTGTTGCCCGTGGTCGGGGCAGCGTAAGTCCATGTGTAGAAGAGCGCACCGTCGGGTATAGTGAGTGCGGTGGTGTCGGAAAGACGCTGAGTGAAATCGGCGATGGTGGCGGTAGCGCTGCCGCTGAACAATACAGGCGTGTACGTGCCGACCGGGTATTCGACCCATGATTTTACATCGATTGAATTGCCAACCCCCACTTCAGCACCGAGGGTTCCGGTGGAAACATCGACCCGCCAGTTCGGGTAGATCAGTTGCAGGCTGGTGATGCTGTCGCGGGCGTAATGCGCCTTTCGCGTCATTATCTTCGTCGATGCGGTGGTGTTCTGCGAGTTCGGCATCATCGCCGAGGTGGCGACGGGGCCGAGGTAGGTGACGGGTGCCACCGCCGACCCCGTCCCGCCGTGTAGGAACCTCGCCTCAGCCGGAAACGCTGAGGCGAGTAAGGCGAGGACGAGAAGGAGAATGAGATGGGGCCGAGAGTTCTGCTTCATGGCCGACCTACAGGCACTGGTAGTAGAGCGTTCCGGTCAGCGACGACATCGCCGCCGTCACAGCGGTGGTGCTGATGGTGCTGATCGTCGGCGTGATGGCCGCGTTCGTGGTGAACGTGCAGGTCGGCGCGGCCCCGAGCGGGGCGCTAAACGTGATCGTGCAGGCGGTCGCTGCGGAGATGCCCGTGACCTGCCCCTTGTGGTTGGTCGAGCCGGTGGCGACCGACCCCCCGCCGCAGGTGCCCACCGTGGGTGCCGTGCCGTCGAACAGCAGGTTGCCGTTGATCCGGGCCGCGTAGTTGTTCGTCGCGCCTGACGGGGCCGACACGTTGAGGGCGAACCCGTTGGTGACAGTTCCAGTCAACGCCTGCGTGGGTACGTACAAACCGCTCTCGTTGGTGCAGGTGCCGTTCGTGCCGCAATTCTTCAGCGCGAGGGCAAGCGTCGCCCCGTCGGTCAGCGTCGACGCGCCCACGAAGCCGTCGGTCGCCCCGGTGACGACGAAGTCGCGCTGCAGGGTGAGCGCGCCGGTCGCGTGTTGGCGAACGGCGGCTGCGTTGTTAAAGTGCTGGGCGATGGCCTCCGTCGATGCCGTCAGGGCGGTGTCCGCCGCGCCGGTGTAGAGGAAGCGGGTGGTAGCCCCGCCGGAGATGGCGATCGGGCTGAAGGCGTAGTTCCCCCCGCTCGTGCCGATGGAGAAGGTGGTGACGCCGCCCCGGGAGAGGGTAAAACCCCCGCCGTTTATGAATATCCCCCCGGTGCCCACACTGCTGCCGCCGTAGAGAAACAGGTTGCCGGTACCTTTTGACTGAATGGTAAGGCCGGAGTTCGAACCGCTGTCGGTCGCCGTGATCGTGGTAGTTCCGGCCGTCGCCGCGCTCTTGATGGCAATGCCGGTGACTGAACTGGCGGTGCTGGCGTCTACAGTCAGCGCGGGGTTCGTCGCCCCGCTCGCCCCGACGGTCAGGGCCGAGGCCGAGGCGCTGGTGACGACGGTGGGCACATTGACGCCCACCGTGGTGCCGGAGTCGGTGATGTCCGAGGTGCCGGAAACCGCCGTGCCGGTGCTCGAATAGAAAGCGAGTTGGTTGGCCGTACCGGAGTTCACCGTGCCACTTCCGCCGCCGCCCGCTCCGCACGTACTGCCTGTGCCGCTTACAACACCCGAAGAGTTGACCTGCAAGCACTGCGTAGAGCCCGTGATGCTGGTAAGGGTGGTGGACCCGAGAGAGGTTGCGCCAGTTACCGTGAACGCCTCGCCGGTGGAAATGGTCGTGCCGTTGTCCAGCAGGCCGGATGCAGTTGTCGCACCGGAAGAATCAATAAACTTCGTTAACGCATTGGTGGTGATGGTGCCGTAGCCGGGGAAGCCGATGGAAAACCAGTTCGTGCCGTCGCTGATCGGGTACGCCCAGCCGCCGGTGTAGAGTTTCAGGTTGGCAGCGCCGTTAATCGTGCTCGTGGTCGGGCTAATTGTCGCCGTGCCCGCGCCAAAGTTCACTTCAGAAAACGCCACACCTGCCCCGAAGCCAGTGGTGCCCGCCTGCGGTAGCGTCACGGCAACAGCGGTGGACTTGTTGTGGGTCACCGTCTTCCCGAGGTCGGTCGAGAGAATGGTGTAGCTTGCAGCCGTGCCCTGCGCGTTCAGAAGGTTCGTGCTGCCGATGGTAAAGGTGCCCGTGCCGGGGCTAGGAGTGACAACCAGATCAGGGGTGGTAGCAGTCACGCTGACTGAGCCGCCTGCCGAGCAGGCGCCAGATACCCATGCACCAGCCGAACCGATCAAGCAATTGCCGTTGATTGGCGCTATGCCAGTGGGCGAGTAAGTGCCGTTCGAGACGATGAGGTTGCCGTTCGATGGCCAATTCGTGGGCTGTGAACCGCCCGCGTAGGCATTTCCAGAAATCAACAGTGTGAGGAGCAGCGAAAGAATACGTTTGGTCATGTGGGGTACTCCGCTTATTTGAAGGTGACGTTGGCAAGGATTCCCGTCGCCGGGGTAGTGCTGCCGGAGGGTGTCGAGGTTGCGGCCATGACGATGGCGTTCGCGAAGCTGATCTTTCCTTCGCCACCGAACTTCTCCTCCCACGACCCACCAGCAGGAACCCATTTGGACAACTTCGGTGCGGTGGTTCCCAGAGTTACCGAACCCACAGCGAGGTCGAAAATCTGTACGTAGGCGGCGGCGTTTCCAGTGTTCACGAAGTCGAATCCGTACAGGTTTCCAGCCGAAGCTTTCACCGCCACAGGCGTGCTGGTGAGCAGCGCGTTGCCGCCGGCAGCCCCGTTGGCGCAGAAGGTCGAGGTGCCCCCGGCAGTGTTCGCCGTCATCGCCACTGGTACGGCGGGCTGGTCGCTGGCGATGGCTATCGGCAAGGAGTTGGCCATCGTCGCTTGGCCTTTTGCCGGGATGTTCGCCGTGTTCGTTGCTACGGAAGCGAGAGACGAATTGCCCGTGGCCTGGGCCGCAGCCGTCGCGGCACCGGTGGTGTTCGTGGCGATGCTTGCGAGAGAGGAGTTCCCGGCGGCCTGCGCCGTTGCGGTGGCCAAACCGGACGTGTTCGTCGCAATGGTGGCAAGCGACGCATTCCCCGCCGTCTGGTTGCCTGAAGTGGCCGGGCTGATGATCGCTCCGGTGCTGTCCAGCAGCGGATGCGCGAACGCGGAACTGGTGCCATCGTTGTAGGCGATGATCGATTTGTCGGCGGCAGCGCTGTCCTTTACGGTGATCGGATTTGAAGTGAAGGTCATTACATTGCTCCTGCATATAGTCCGGAGTTACCGGCGATTGAAAAATTGAACTGCCCTCCTGATGACGGACTGGGGGATGGCGATGGACTTGGTGAAGGACTGGGAGAAGGAGAAGGAGACGGAGAAGGAGAAGGAGAAGGAGAAGGGCTGGGCGTTGGTGCTGGGGTGGGCGGCACGATGATCGTGACTTGCGGCGCAACGGAAACGACGCCGTATCGACGACGACGGATCAGTCCACTCGCTTTGCGTTCCTTGAGGTCGTAGACGTACTTGGCCGGTAAAAAAGCGGCCGTGATCACGTTTGCAATCACAGGCTTTACAGCCCCGACCGTGAGATCGACAATGAGACTTCCATCTGCCGTGGTCAGAGTCAGAAGTGCGGTTGGGTCATCGTATTCCGTGCGGATCTGCATCACGAACGACGATCCCGTCAGGTCTTCGCCTTCGCCATCATCGGTGAAGTAGAACGGCCGGTCGTAGTCTGCCCCCTGCTCAATGGTGATGTCTTGACGTGTTGCGGTCATGCTGCGTCCATTATGAAATCTCCGGGTGCTTGGCTGCCGCTCTCTCGCGTAAGTTCTGGCGATCTGTGATGGCGAGTCTTACCGCGTCAATCAGCGTGGTGCCTTTGGCAACTGGTTTCTCGAAGCATGCTGCCGCTCCGAGGGCCATCGCGTTTCGTCGCATATCCTCAGTGATCGCGCATGACAGCAGAATGATAGGCGGACAGTCTGGCAATTCACTTGTCATTTGGCGGATGGCATCCAGCCCGTTTTCACGCAGCATGACGTAATCCATCAGGACGCAGTCGACTCTTTCACGTTGCGCGGCCTCCATCCCGGCGGCGGCACTTTCGGCATCCAGGACTCGATACTCGCCTGGGCAGAGCCCTTCGAGCCACCGGCGGTGGATCATGCGGTCAAGACGATTGTCGTCGATCAGCAGGATGGTTTTCATTGGTGCCTCAGCAGGCCGAGGACGGATACGACGAACGCCGCAGTGCCTCCTACCCCACCCGCAAGGCGGAACATGACCGACCAGACGGTTCTGCTGCTTCCGACATCGTTCTCGACTTTGCTGAGTCGTAGCGCGTGGGCCGAGCGTTCCGTGTCACAAGTTTTCTGGTAGAGAAGAGACTGGTCTTGCTTTAGCTCGATGGTCGTGAGTTTGACCAGCACGCTGTTCTGGTAGTCCTCACGCTTGCCAAGGATGGTCAAAACGTAATCCATATTGGTTTCGAGCTTCGTGATGCGTTCGTTAGGCTCAGTCATGGAACAGCCTGCATAAATTTGTCATAAAGATACCCCATATGTTGTGCTGGCGCAACGACGGACAGCTACAGCTTGATGATAAAGTTGCAGACGGTAGAGGGCTGCATGTTGTTATGAGGCCCATCACCACCCGTGCTGGCGGTGTTGACCGGCTCGCTCTGGTTGAGCGCGGACGTATCTACGGCGACGGCTGACCCGCCGGAGTTGTGTCCACCCGCTATCGAATGCGAGTGCGAAGGCATTTCCGTAGTTGTCAGCGTGTGGGTTTGCTCGCCGCCCGTTGCTCCCAGCGTGGTTCCGCTGATACCGGAGCCGCCAGTAGTGACTCGGTTCGCCGCCGTGCCGCCCATGTCGTCGCGGCCGACACCGACCGTGCCGCGCCTGTCAGGCAGGGTCATTCGCTTGTTGGCAGCCCAATCAGCCGCAGCGTTCGCCCCACGGGTCGAAGCCGATCCGGCGCTGGTATAGATCGGGAACGTGGTGTTCGTGCCCGACGCCCATAGCGCGTTGAAGAGTGCCTGCGTATCCGCGTTCGCCCTCGCCGTCGCGCCAGAGCTTGCCGAGCCGATGGTAAGGCCGGAACAGAAGAGGAAGCCTGCTGGTTCGGCCAGGCCGTAATATTCAAAAACGAACCCCGGCAATATGCCTAGATTTGTAAGAGATGTGGAAGCGCTAGAAACGTCGCTCAGGTTGTTTGCTGGTATCAGGCCGGTAGCCGATGCAGCCGTGAACCCTTGGAGTTGCCAGCGGTTGCCGTTGGCGTCATAGACGAAGCTGAAAATGCCGTTTGCGACCACGGTGTTTGAGCCAAACGCCGCACCGCTGGTGGTCACGGCTGCCACGTTGCCGAGTCCATTCGCATTGATGATCGTCGGTCCCGAGCTGGAGTTCGCCACTTTCACGTTGATCCGCATGCCGTTGGTCAGGGCGACCGGGGCGGGATTCAGCGTGACGGTGATCGTGTTCGCCGCGCCGCTCGTGTCCTGGGCGAAGTTCGCCGCCCCGCTCTGGATGGTCGAGAGCATGGCCGGGAGCTTGGCGGCGATGAAAGGGGCGGTCGCCAATTGAGCGATATTCCCGCTGGTGATAGTCGTTTGGCCGTTCGCCACCGTGACTGCGTAAAGGCCGGTGTACCCGGCGTCTGGTGCTGGGGTCGTCTGCGTGCCGGTCGTGGCGGCGATGCCTGCTTTCACCCCGATCAGGCACACGCCCTTGCGGACGGTGTTCTGCGAAACGCCCGTGTTGTTCGGGCCACTCCACGCGACGGCGGGGTTCGAAGCGTTGTAGTACGGCAGCACGGTGCTGCCGGCGTCGGTGTCCTGGTAGGCGACTTGAATCAGGAAGTTAATCGACTGGCCGGTGGTAACGGGTGCGGGGCAACTCAAGGTCTGCGTGCCTACCGCAAGTCCCTGCTTCACGATCTGGTTGGCCGTATCGGCGGCAATCGTCCCATAGGCAGTTCCGTCCACGTTCTGGAGGCTGTGAATGCTACCCGGCCCTACTTTCACGTTTAGCGCGGCGGGGCTGTTCGGGATGCACGCCAGGCCGTCGACCGAAACGCTGGTTCCAAGGACCGCCTGCATGAGCGCACCGAGCGCAAGCATGGTGTTCTTGTTCGTGAGCAACAGGTCAGTTTCGAGTGGAATTTGGCCGACGTAAACGATCTCTCTATCCATATTTGCTCCTGGTAATTAGCTTTGAATTTGAGTCCACGCCAGAGTGCCGGCGGGCATCACCGCGTCAACCGCCGCGAAAATGTCTTTATCGGTCACCGAACCCTGGACCTGTGACAGGCTCGCGTAGGTCAGGCGACTCGGGGTCGTGTATCCACCCACTGTCGAGCCATACCCGGAAACGTAGGGAATGCCCTGGCCTGCGGGGCGGAAAGCGGTGACGAACGCCTGATAAGGGAGGTTGAGCGCGCCGTAACCGCCACCCACACCGTAGCCGACGCCTCCGATGCCGTACCCACCGGTGTCTGCGGGTCTGCGCGGCTCGAACACGACGGGCGTGCGCCCTGTCAGTGATTCAAGTGCGCGAATCAGGCCGCGACGGGTGGCCTTCTCGGGAAAGAGCGCCGCAATGATGCGTGCGCGGAACGAAGTATCTGGCTCCTGCACCTTGCGGGGAAGCGATTGGCCGAAGTAATCGAACGATATGAGGTCGAGGAAGCCTTCGGTCGCTGTGGCAATTCTGGTCTGAAGACGCGCATAAGCAGCAAGCGAGTAAACGCCGGAAAGGGCCGCTCCGATACCCGCCAGCACGGCGTCCAATACCGGCGTCGCACCCCGGAACCAGCCGCCGGGAAGCACTGCCTTAATGCGTGAAATGAAGTCGGCCTGATCCCCCGTCGCCATCTAGCTAATCGTCATAATGCCCGCGATAACGCGATGCTTTTGATCGGCGCTCAGGTCGGTTGTGCCGCTGTTGATGGTCACCCCCGTGACGTTCTGCACTCCGGCCACACCGTATGCCACGCTAGCGATTTGCGTGTAGGGGACGGAAACTCCCAGCTTCAGGCTGTTCAGGAAATTCGTGAGCGCCAAGCCGACGTTACCAACGACCGTTGCGTGGTCGTAACCTGGAGCGGAGGTGATCGCCATCCCGACGTTCGCAGTGAGCAGGGACGGTGCGAACACACCGAAGCTGATGGTGAACCCGCGCACGGCTTCGATGGCCGCGTTTACGCTCGCCAGAAGGGTGCTCGAAGCGAAGCCGGTGCCGTCGTCCACGACGACGTAGAAGTAGCCCATGTCCACCGCCCCGCTGTAATCCTCGTTCTCCGTGATGGTGGAGTTCAGCCCCTGCTGTACGCCCGCGACAGCGGAAGCAATGGCTGCTTTCGTCGCTTTTGAGAGTGAAGCGAGGAACAGCACGAACCGCCAGCGGAAGGCCGCGTCGGACTCCGCGTCGAGGCCGTTCAGGAACGCCGCCGTGTTGGTCACAGTGTCCACGTTCGGGATGGCCGTGGTAATGACGGTCACGGTGGACGCATGCACGTTGCCCGCCGCGCCGGGGGTCACAGCCTGCACGGGCACGTTCACGCTCGTGGTATTGGCTGGAAGGACGTAGCCGCCAAGTCCGGCGCTGTATGCGGAGTTGGTGGTGTCGATTGTGACAAAGAACTTCTGGGTGCCATCCGTGGTCTGCACGGGGGCGTTGATCGGCACGACCGCCTGTGCGGTGGCGGTGAAGCGCGAGAACGTCACCTGCCCGGTGGAGTTGAGCGCCGAAAGCCGGAAGAAGCCGAAATCGGCGCACCATGTGTCGAGGTCGGTTCCTGAGCTGGTGGCGGCGCGGGTGAGCGTCAGCACTTGCAGGATGATCGCTTGCAACCACAGCGCGACCCCGGCAACGGCCTCCGAGATCGCCCGCAGCACCGAACCGGCGGTGAAGTTGAGCGCCGCACTCGCGGAGGCCTGAATGGCCGTGGCGATGTTCGAGACGATCTGGTTGAAAGTGTTGGTTGGCAGGGCCATGCAGTAAACCTTTAAGGCGTTAGGTCGAAGCTGAGCAGCACGGGCTCGCCGTTTTCGATGCTGAAGTAGGTGATCTGTGCAGAGATCCCGTTGGGAATCGACTGAAGAGTGACTTGCGGCTCGGGGTCGTGCGAAACGTCGGCTTCCAGGTACATCTGGCTCTTGATGAGCGCCGAGATCGCTGCCTCATCGAGCGGCAGGCCGATGTACGATGGCAATCCCGCCCCGTAGGCCGGTTGCCAGAGATAGTCCTTCTGGTTCGTGAGCAGTCTGCGAAGGACTCGTTGCTTGCTTTCTTCCAGCCCGTCCGCCACGAGCAGGTCGCCGTTCGCGCTTATCACGAGGTCTGATCCGAAGTAGTGTGCGGCGTCTGTCATGATTAAACCTGCTCGTTGGGCACGCCCGTCACTCCACCCGGGGCGGGATGCGTGTGGATGTCGTAAACAGCCCGGAAGGACGCCATCGTGTAGGTATTGACGTGGTAGAAGTCCCAGATGTCTTCCGACGCCCGGATGCTGCCGTTGACGATGAGGTTGCCTGTGTGCGTCCAGAGTGGCGCGCTCGACGTGATCGCGGTGGCCGCGTGCAGTTCCACGGTCCCGTCGTTGTGGAATTTCAGTGAACTCCCTGACTTATGCGCCAGCCAGAACTCGCCCGCTGGAACGCTCAGGGGCCGGAACAGGTCGCCGAACGCACGCAGAGCGATGTACGGCGCTTTCTTGCCGCCTTCCTGGAACTGCACCTCGACCTCGTCGCCGATGTCCGGGGGGCAGAACATGCCCCATCCGTTGCCCGACCACGGAGTGCGGATCGGCAGCCAGCCGGTTTCTACGCCCTGCGGCTGGAGTAGCACTTTGGCCGCATAGTTGGCCTCATCGTAGCCCGAGACGATGCCGATCTTCGGGAGCGCAAGCCGCGACATGACCCGTTCCGCTTCGCGACGGGCAATGTTGAGCAGGTTTTGCATCATACGAGCACGCTGTCCTGAACGCTGTGGTTCTTGGCCCGCACGTCCATCCGGTAGCCGTCCTGCATCGAAAGCCGCCGCGTGACGCTGTCCGGGTAGTAAAGCTGGTCCCAATCGGTGCCTGTACCGACGAGCCGCAGCGTGGCGCGAGTGGTCATGGCGTTGTCCCCCGGCAAACTGGCGCTCAGAATCCGCTCGTGGCGGGTAATCTCTTCGGCCTTGGCCTCGGCGAATTGCTGGGCCTGGTCGTGGGTCAGGTTCGGACGGATGAAGCTGTAGGTCTGTGCGGTTCCTCCCCGGCGCTGGCTCTTCTTCGCCTGCGACCGCTTGGCGGTGACGGTGAACGCCCGCTGCTGCTTCTGATTCCAGCTCCGCACGGTAACGATCACGTCGCGCGAGAGGGTCTGCGACCGCGACACGTGCAGGCTCGAAGCGTTCGAGGCGAAGCTTCCGTCACCCGGCTCCGACCAAAGCATCACGTAGGGCGGGTTACTGGTTGCCGGAGATGGCTGGAAGTACAGCGTCGTGCCGGAAACCCACACATCGAAGCCTTCCCGCTCGGCGAGGTAGACCAGCAAATCCCATTCGGTCTCTTCGTGCGTGGAGATGGCGTGGTCGATCTCGTAGTACGTGCCGGCCAAGGTCTCCGTTGCCTGAACGCTCGAATCCAGCCCGTTCCGCAGTGCCAGCGCCTGCGCGATTTCGCTGGCCGTCTGGTTCTGGAACTTCTCGGCCGTCTTGTTATCGATGAGCGCGGCAGACAAATCCCGTCCGCTGAGGGTGATTCGCCGCCCGGTCACGTCCCATTCCACGTCATCCACCTGCCCCACGATCAGGGCCGCGGGCGTCTCGCCACCGAGGGACACGCCGATAGACACCTGGTCGTTCTGCGAATCCGCCCAATAGCTCGGGCCGAAAGCCAGGGGGAGGCCGCCGACCGCCAACTCGACGCGGTAGGTGTCGGCGGTGAAATGGCTGTTGTTGGTCACGTCGAGCGAAATGACCGCTTTGGCCGGGAGACGTGTGCCGTTGAGCATTACGACCGGCCGGGGCCTGCGCGTGATACCCGCTGGCTGGCGGGGGTTGTTCAGGCTCGTGATGCCGGCCAGGTCAAGCGGGGTCATAGACCCCGCCTCCTGCATTCGGGTCCAGCTTCGGGATTTGCAGCGTGACGATGCCGGTGATGAAGGGGTCGATCAGGCGGTTGAGTTCGGCGATCCGGTTCCACTGGGTCGCATCGCCGAGTTCCAGCATCGCGATCTGGAAGAGGTTGCCGCCGCCGACGGTGACGCTTTTCATGTTAGGCCTGTAGATTCTTCGACATCCGTGTGACGGTGCTGCCGAGCTGGTAGAGTTGGTTGAGCTGACCGAAAGCGGACGACTGGTTGGAGAGGCTAAACGCCATCGAAGCGGGATCGCCCCCGGCCGTGACAGGGGTGGAAGAAGCCACGATGGCGTTTGCCGCAGTGACGCTCGCCCCCACCGCCTGCTGAGTCGCTGACAGCGTGCCGACGATCTGGGTGATGGTGTCCGAGGGGGCGTTCCTCAGCGTTCCGGCGACATTGATGGCTTGCTGGGCCGTGGTGAGGGCCGTCCCGATGGCCGCGATGCCGAGTGAATCGCTGAGGCCGAGTGCGCGCCCCAGGTCCGAGCCGATCAGCTCGTCGATGCCGGGAATGCCCGTAAGGATTGGTGCGGATTCGTCCGAAACGACGGTGCAGTTGATCGTGTAGGGGATCTCGAACGGCTGTTGGTACTCCGCCTTGAACGACTGGACGATGACCTGGTAGCGGTAGGTGCTCCATTTCAACAGGAACGGCTGGCCTGATGTGCGATAACCTTCGAGGATGCGGGCGCGGGCTTCGGCTTGCGCCCCGCGAAAGCGTCCCGACCACGGGATGTCGGCGTCGTCTGCACCCATCGCGTCGATTGTCCGGGCGCCACCGGGTAGCTTGTGGACCACGAGCATCTGGTCGCCCCCGATGCGAATGCTGTCGGGCACTTCGAAGTCCTGGAAGATGATGCCGCCGAGGGTGAGGATGACGGTCATCAGAACCCCCACCCTGGATGCAGGCGACCGTCAAAGCCACTGCCGGACGCGAGGGGACCACTGGCGGACTTAGCCTGATGGTCACTGACCACGGTCGCAATGGTCCGGCCGTCGAGGTTTACGGGCACGACGATGGTGGACTTGTTCGACTTGGCGGGGGGCAGATCGTAATAGGCGTCGAGGTCTTTCCGGCCGCCGGGATTGTTCATGCGGTACAGCCAGTCGCCGATGCCGGGGGCCGCATCGTCGATCTTGGCGGCGATCTCCTTGTGGTAAGCGATGCCCGCGAGCACGGCGAGCGCGCCACCTAAAAGGCCCAGGGCGGGCAACACGGACGCGGTGATCGTCGTCGCCAGGGTAGGCATTAGCAGGTTGATGCCCAGGAACGCGGCCTTCAGAGTAAGCACCGAGCCGCTGAACAGCAGCGCGCCGGACAGGCCCGCGAAGCCGTAGATGAGCGTGTCGAACATGCGGGGATGGCGGTAGACCCATTGCCCCATGATGCGGATGGCCTCGGCCAGCTTGTTCATCGCCGGAATAATGATCGGGATGAGCGCTTCGCCGGAAGCGATCTTCAGGTTCTCCCACGCCTTTCCGAGGGCCATCTCGGCACCTTGCGGGCTGGTGCGGGCGAGTTTCACGAGGTCGTCGGTGCCCATCGCGTTCTGGCTCAGCTTCATGTTCTTGGCGATCTTCTCCTGCTGGAGGAACATCAGGCTGAAGAGACTGGACGCGGTGCGGTTGCCGAAGATGACACCCATCTCCTGAAGCACGCTTTGCTCCGATGTGATTCCCTTCGACCGCATGGCGGGCAGCAGCGTTTCCTGCATCCACTGGTAGGGGTTGGCTCCGAATCCGGCGTTGTCCTTGAGCGCGCCGGGGCGGACCTGCTTGATGGTGCCGATTTTCGTGTATTCGACCATCGACGGGTCGAGCAGTCCGAGCTTCATCAACTCGGTCGAGGCGCGGACGGTGGAGCGGCCCTGCGCGAGGTTGTTGTACGCGCTCATCAAGCCAGTGCCGGTGCGGTTGCCGCCCAGCTCCTGGATCAGCGGCTCCATGCCGTAGTAGAAGGACTTGTTGTCGAGCAGTCGGCCCGCGACACCCGCCGTCTTGATGAAGGCCAGATAATCGGCTGGCTTCACCATGCCGCCGGTGCCCGCGATGACTTGCTGCATCATGCTCGCCTGGCCGAGGAAGTCCTGTGGCGACTTGAAGCCGCCCTTCATCTCGATGATCTTCTCCAGCGCCCGGAGTTGGTTCTCGCTGAAGTCCATGCCGTGCCCGCCATATACCGCTTGGTTGGCGAACTTGAGTTGGGAAAAGCCCGGAGCGAGCTGCTGAGCCATTCCGAAGTCGCCGAGGACGGTCGCAAGGTCGCGGGTGGTGCGCATCAGGTCGGTGGCCGACGCGCCGATCACGCTGCTGCCGCGTGCGAATTTATCCGCCTGCGAGTTGATGGCGTCGCCGAGATTTAGGCTTTTGAACTGGGCGAAGGCCTGCTGGTATTCCTTGGCCGCTTCGAGCGTCTTGCCAAGCGCATGCAGCCCGGCGTAGCCCGCGCCGCCGAGGATCGCCCCGCCGATGCCGAGAAGCTTGATTTCCTTCAGAGTAGCGTTGAGCTTCTTCGCCTGGGCGTCGGTTTTGACCAGATCGCCCCGAATCGCAAACAGTCCGCGGCTGACCTGGTTCGCCAGCGCGATGGTGATGCCGACCTTATATACCTCAGTCATTTTCGATCCGCATTTTCCTGTTGAACACACCTTCCCCGACAAGTGAGGCTACTGCCGATTCCCCGACGATTTCGATGATCTTGTCTATCTCTTCGACGACCGCACCTCCGAGGACCGAGCGAGGTGGCTGCTTCACCGTGCCCAACTCGAAGTAGACCAAATGATCGTCGTCCGACCCGACATGGGCCTCGCCGTCCATCACGATGTGCTCGATGCTATCACGCATCTCCCCCGTGCGCAGGCCGGGATCGTTTTCGGTGAACCCCTTGCGCAGACGGTCTTCTTTCGTGTAATCAGCCAGTTCCGGCCACGCGATGAACGGACCCGCTTCGTTCTGATATTCCCCGATCTTCTCCTTGGCGCGATTCTCGACGACCACGGCCGCCTTTTCGAGGGCGTGCTTCTCCATCTCGTGCTGCCGGAGTTCGATTTCGCCTAACTTCGCGGCCAGTTCCAGAAGTTCCATCATTTGTTCTGTTTCCACTGCATTGTTGACCAGCACCAAGTTTCACCGTCCTGCTGACGCATGATGATCGACCAAGAAATAGCCTCTTCTTCGGGCAGGCTGAACGCCACATCGAAAGGCACCCCGTTCCTCGCCAAGTACAGGCGAAGATTTAGTTCGGGGTGCTCGACCCGTTTTTTATTGTGGCGTTGGCATCAGCCTCTTCCTTGGCTGCTTTAGCTTCTTTCTCGAAGTGATCGGCCACGGCATCTATTCCTTCGTCGCCAAGTCGCTGAAGCAGGGATTCGAGCTGAATCTTGTTTGACGGCCGAGCGACTGGGTCGCCGTCGATGCTCGTGACACTGTAGGCCAGCGCCGCGAAGCCGGCATAGGCTTGGTTCACGGAGTTCTCCGGGCCGATCACCTCGAACATCCTCATGCGGTCTAGGAGGAGCATCTTCTTGACACCAATGGTGCGACCGAGTGCGTCCTTGACGACGGTGGCTTTGTTCGCTGCTTTGATGATGGACTCGCTAGGCGTTTCGCTCGGCGCGTCCTTGTGAACTGTGACTTTAGTCATGCGCATTAAACCTTAATGCGGCGGGAGGCCATGGCCGTCACCGAAATGGGAATGAGCGAGTCGCCCTTCCAATTGCCCGCGTTGTCGTACTTCAGGACGACGTCCGTGTAGCGGAAGCTCGTGATGGAGCCGTCCTTCTCCACGGTGTTCTCGAAGATGGTGCCGCCTTGCTGGTTGATGCCCGCGAAGTAGTCGGCCTCGCGCTGGGCGAAGTAGTTGTCCACGTTCGGATCGGTGCGGTCGAATTGCAGCTCGATCTGCCACCCGTCGGGGATGACGCCGTGGATGTTGAGGCCGCCCAGGCCCTTGTGGTTGATGTCGGTGAACATCGGTTTGATGGAGTACCCGGTTTTGCCGTTGAGCGTGAGCGTGCCGGACGACGTCACAACTGAGTAACTGATGTCCTTGCCGATAGAAAAGTTGTTGATGGGCATGTGCTAGCTCCTTATTGGAATGAGGGACTGGAGTTCTTGGCGATCACCACCGTCTGGCCACCTTCGAGGTTGACGATGAAGTATTTGATGATCGACAGGTACACCACCTTAATGTCGGCCTGCATGTAGCCGAGCGAAACGCGGCTTTGCGGGTTGTTGGTCGCGTCCAGGATCACTTTCCAGTCCTGGATCATGCCCTGCTGGAACATGTTTTGGAGGAAGTTGTCGAGGGTTGCCTTCGCTTGTGCCTGCACGGTCGGGGACTGCACCTTACCGATGAAGATGCCCATACCCGCGTTGAGCGTGGCAGCTATGTAGTTGGTCAGGCGCGGGTAGTTGTCGCCGTTGGTGGCCGCGTTGCTGGATGAATTGAGGCCGAGACGTACTCCGAAGTAGTTGCCGCCGGGCGACGGGTTGGCGATCACGTCGCCGCGTGCTGCTGCAATGGCCTGCAGCTCCGCGTCGCTGTACTGCTGCTTGGCGTAGGCTTTCTGCGTGGCAATGATGCCGGAAAGCGGCTTGTTCAGCGAGGACTGCTCTGGCGAGAGTGCCGAAAGCTTGCCCGCAACGAAGCCCTGCGGCGAGACGAGCCGGGTGACGCCGCCGTTCACGGTGTCGTTGATGTAGCACCAGTCGCCGAAGAGCGGTTTTACTGCGAAGCTGTCCACTCCGGCGGTTGCAAGCGATGAGGCGAAGTTCGAGATCGTGTCGCCCGCAGGGCTGGTAGTAACCACGTAAGCGCCTTCCGAAAGCCCGTAGGCGTTCTGGAGTGTCCACTGCGTCGAGTCGTCGGCGTCGGCCAGCATGACCACGCTGGCCCCGGTGCCGCGCAGCGCGTACATCCCTTTGCGGGGGATGGTGTCCTGGCCGATCAGCACGGTCGAGGTAATGGTGGCCGCGCCGTCTGTGCCGCCGGAAAGCGTGACGGTGGATGGATTGGTGGGTGCCGTCGTGCCGGCGCCGAGCGTGGCGACGATGAGTTGCGACGGGCCACGAAGGCCGCTCTGGCCGTTGTTGATGGCCGCGACCATGTTGGCGTAGATCGCGTTCCCGGTGCCGCCGATGTTGTCGAAGACTTCCGAGAGCAGACCGGGCAGGTTTACGGTCAGCTTGTACGTCAGCGTGCCGCTGGCGCTGTTGCTGCCGGTGCCAACATTCACGGTGATCTGGTTGCCGAGGCTCCCCGTGTACTTGCCAGTGAATGTGGCACCAGTGCCGGTGCCGAGCGTGCCAGAGGCAGCCGCATCGGTGCCGTCGGTGACACGCACACCCCGGAAGTTCGCCGCCCCTTGCAGAGCAGCCGTGTAAATCGCCGTGCCGAGGTCGAACTTGCGGGGCTGCATCGGCCCGAATAGCTGGGCGGCGTCATTCGGCCCGGAGCAGATGACCGGGCTGTTGACCGGACCCCAGTTCGCGGTGCCGACGACCCCGAGGATGTTCGTGGGCACGCCGTTGAGAGCGGGTTGGGGAGCGACGATCTGCACGTACAGGTTTGGCACGGACAGGGCGGTAGTGTTGAGTGCGCCTTGTTGGACGATCGGCATGGGCTACGCTTCCTTGCTTTTGGGTTTCGGGGACTCGGGATGATCGGCCTGCACCACGTCGTGCGCGTGTTCGCCCGCGAGCGTGGCTTCGATCTCGCCGGGGTCGATGATTCGTTCACCGGCTTCCCGACCGCCAAAGGGGTTGGTCACTACGAGGACTTTCATGGCGTCTCCTGTCAGTTGGTTACGTTGAGTTGTTCCGCGACGATGGTGGCCACGCGGCGGGTGATGGTGGTGGGGAACTCCACCGAGTATTCAAAATCGCGGCGGTAGAGCATGGACTTCTGGGCCGTGTCGATGGAGCGCGTGCGCTGGTAGCGGATGTGTCCGGTCGAGCCGTCGGTGAGTGAAATGTCGGTGAGTTCACCCAAGGCGGAATCCAATGCCGACGCCACCCCGTCCCGCACCAGCGGGGCGTTGCACCAGACCGTGAGGCGGAAGCTCTTTTTCTGCCGCTTCACCTCCTGGATGATGTTCCCGAAGGTGCCGAGCCGAGTTTCCAGTTTGGTCGCGCCTGGCACGGTGACGACCGGCCCGCTGCTCGATGCGGCGAAGGTGGTGTTGATAAGGGTCGCCAGCGCCGTGGCCACGCTGGTCGGCGTGTCCTTGGCCTGAAGCGGGTAGACGAACGGCTTGCCGTTGACGGTCACGGCGGCGTTGAGCGGGCAGCAGGCGGTGCCGTCGAAGGTTACGGCCGTTCCTGAAGCCGTAGCGGTGAGCGTGATTCGCGGTGCCGGGAGCTCGAACCAGTCGGTTGAGAACCGTGTGACGTTCTGCTCGTTATCCATCGGGAACACGGAGATGTTGACAACTCCGGCCTTCAGGTCGGCGTCGAGATTGCCCGGAATAGGCCAGCCCCGGAAAACCTTCATCTTGTCGCCAGTCACCGAGTCGGAGGCGGTGCCGTAGGGGTAGACGATCTGCGTAATGAGCGCGACGAGCACAGTTTCCACATCTGATAAGTCTGGCATCGGGTCAGGTCTGCAGGAGTTGTGAGCGGCAGGTGGTGACCATCGGCCCCCAGTCCGCCGAGATGACCTGGTAGCGGTTGCCCAGGTCGTCGGTGATGACGTCGCCGGACCGCGCGAGGCCGCGGGCGACCTTGACGATGATCTTCCAGACCGGCATGGCGACCGCGTCGCCGGGCAACTTGGCGGGCGAGGCGGAGTTCTGCTTGTCGACCTGAATATGGGCGGGGATTCCAGAGGCGATAAGGACCTCGTTGTCAATCTGTAGGCCGCTATAGGGTTGCGCACCGGCCATCGCATCCTGATTGGGGCGGCTGAGCGAGATGACGCGGGGGTAAAGAAAGGACATTAGGCCGTCAGTAGCGTTTTGTACGGCAGCAGGAGGGCCTGCGTGTCCCGGTCGATGGAGCTCGCGCTGAAGCGTTCGAGGGCGGCGTCGCCGGCCTTCATCGACTTGATGTTCCCGCCGAACGGCGAATCGATGGCGGTACGAACGATGTTCGCGACGGCCTGCTTGATGTCTCCCGGCAGGCTCTCCTTGGGCCACCCGGCCACGTAGCGGAGCCGCACGTCTGAGAAATAGGCCAGCATGAGGCCGGGCGGGATCCAGACCTCGCCAGTGCCGGTGTTGACGTCGGTCTGATCGACGGGAAACTGCACCCACGCAGGCGGGCCGCCGAAAGCCGCGGTCATGGCCAGCAGGTTGGTGTTGATGTCAGGGCCGGAGAACTGCTGCGAGCGCCGGCCCGCCCCATAGCGGCCGAAGGCGGAAAGGATTCGCACCACCGGCGTGCGGGAGAGCCGCACGGTCGAGCGTTGCGCTGGTACGGGTAGCTCCTGAAGGATCGTCAGCCCGAAATCCAGCGTGAATTGGGTGCCATGGACGAGTTGGACGGAAGCGAGGGTGATCGAATCGCTGCTGGCGGCGGTCACGACACAGGCTTCGACCTTGGCCGGAATTGCCCGGTCGAGGATGACGACCTCACCGATGTACTGCTGGCCGAAGGCTTGGCCCGGCAGACCGATCACGACGTTCGAGCCAGGGTTGATCGGACCGGGAATGGTCAGGTTGCGGCTCGGGTTCTGGTTGGTCATGAACGCCGGCGCGCCGTTGGCGTCAGGCGACCACACCAGCCCCTCAGGACGGGCAAGACAAGTGTTGATGACCCGGCAGGCCGAATCGATTTGCGAGGGAGTGGCGTCGCTCACCCCGAAGGACTCGTACTCTTCGGCCGAGAGGTAGGGAACGAACGTCATCCCGCCTACTTGCCCTGCAAGAGGATGCCTAGATTCGTCAGGTTAGCCGCGACCCCTCCGCTGTTGCTGACGTTGACGGTGAACGTGGCGAAGGGGTTGTTGTCCGTGATGTTGAGGACCGCCGCGGTATTGGCTGTGATCGCCTGGGTCAAAACCGGTCCCTGCTTGATGAGCCCGGCATCGTCCAAGTAACGCTGGACCGTGATGTTCCCGGCCTGTGATGAAGTGAGGGCGATAGCGACGAGTTGCAGGCCCAACGTGAAGATTGGATTCGAAGTCACACTGTTAGAGGATGGCACCGTGGCCGGGATGCCGTGCTGTACGGCCGGTACAATACTCTGCCTCGTCGTATCGGTCATGGGTTAATCCTCGTCGGGAAGAATGAGCTTGGTTTTCTTGGCGAGATTTTGTTCGATCAGGTAGCGGCCGATGTTGTCGTCCACTTCCGCCTTGCCGCGGACGAACTCGACCTGGAAGGTGAGTGGTTCGTTTTTATCGTTTACCCACTCCGAAGGAACTTCGCCCCGGATCCGGGGGTCGGCAGCCGGGCTGATGTGCATGGTGTGGTTGGCCTTTTTGTGGGGCAGATAAACGAACATGGGCGTCTCCTTTGAGAGTTGCCGCACCGACCCGGTGCGGCTTCCCTCCAGCTATAGTCTCATTGATTCGATCGCGCAACGACTTACGGACGCTGCACGGCCACAATCGCGTGGGCGTAGGAGCTCCCCTTGGCCAGAACGGCGTCGAACAGGACGGCCACGAACTTCTTCTGCAAGTCGCCGACCAGGCCGAGCTGGAACAATTGCGGGATGCCGCCGTTCCGCTTGCCGCCGTCGATATAGGGGCGGGAGATGTGGTTCTCGGACAGGATGGCGCAGAAATAATTCTGGTATCCTGCGGGTGCCGCAGAGAAACCGTAGGCACCGCCCGATGCAGAAGGGACACTCGGCAGGAACGGGTCGGACAGGATCGGCAGTTCGCCGGCCTGGGTGGAGAGAGATTTCACCTTCACGCCGCCGACGACTTCCACGGTGTTCATCGTGATCTGCTGGGCCTTGGCCTCGCGGTCGATGAGGTCTCCGACGATCGGGTTCACCCAGATCGCGGTCGGCCGCACCATGAAGCTGGTGTTCGCCACCATCTTCGCCACCTGAGCCTTCAAGCCGTCAATGATGGACGCGCCTGGGGCGATGGTCGCCTGCTGGCTCACCTGGTTGAGCAGTCCGAAGTACTGGATCGTGGCCGGCGAGGTGTAGGACGTGTCCGTGCCCTGCCACATGGCCTGGCAGCGGGCTACCTGGATGCCGCTGATGATGTCGTTGATGTCCTTGGCCTCGACGTAATCGAACTGGCCCTGCTGCTGTGTCACCTGAACGTCGAACAGGCCGAAGTTGGAGCCGTTGACCATCGCTTTGATGTAAAGCACGCGCTCCTGCCGGGTCGGACCGCCTGCGGAATAGCTGATCGTCCGGGGGTCGCTGAACGCGCCCTGGGCGATGGCGGTCTCTTCGAAGAAGCGGTGCGGGTGGCCGGTGGCCGGTTCCGCGCGCACCCGCTCCATGATCGGAGAGGAGCGGCGGACGAGGTCGAAGATTTCGTTCTCGTACATGTTAACTTCGATGGCGCCGTTGCCGAGATAATCGGCTGCGGCCTGCATCGTTGCGAACTGGACGCCCTGTTCTGGATTGATTTTCATGTCGTTTTACTCCTGAGGTTTTTGTGGTTGTTAGGCGGCGAGGGCGCCGAGCTTGCTGAGGGCACTCTTCAGTTCCATCTTCTGGACGGGGTCCAAGCTGGAGGCTGCGAGCATTTTGTCGACTTCGCCGAGAGAGAGGGTCTTCCCGCTTTCGGGCAGACTCAGCCCGCTGCGTGCGAGCAGGTGCGTGATCGCCGGCGTGAACGTCTTGCGGGCCGGTTCGTCGACCTTCTTGGCGGCGGCGGCCTGCATGTCCTTGATGACTGTCTCTTGTGCCGCAACCTTGTCCTGCAGTTCTTTCATCAGCTTGTCGCCGGCTTCCTTGTCGGCGGAGGCCTTCAGGGCCAGCTCGGTTGCGGCCTTGTCTTCCTCGGCCTTCTTCTTGTCCTCGGCGGAGGCGGCCTCGATGCCGTCGATCCGCTTGTTGACGGATGCGAATCCGGTTTCGAGTGCGTCTTTCAGCGCCTTTTCCTGAGCTTCGCCCTGGGCCTTGATCAGTTCCATTAGTTCCTTGGTGTCCATAGTTTTCTCCTCGGCCTGCGCGGCCAGTGATGTGGTTGAATAAGCGGCCTTGTCCTTGTAGAGGATCGCAGCCCCGGTGAAGATGCAGTCCGTGATCTCCCACGAGACTGCGTTGACATCCTTCACGTATATGTTCCGCATCTCGTAAGAGAAGCCGAGCAGGCTACGTTCGGACTGGACGCGGGCGACCTCATCGGGAAAGTCGGCCGCGTATAGGAATCCTTCGATGTGTATGGCGTCCCCCTCGATGGTGGCCGCCGTGATGGTGCCGATCTTGCGCTTCACGTCGTGGCCCGCCAGATCGGCCGTGTAGTTCACCGCCATCCCGAGCAGTGTGGGCAGGGCCTTCTCCGCCGCTGCACGAGTCAGTATCACCCGGTGTCCGCGGCTGCCTGACGGCGGTGTGTCGCTGGGCAGATCGATCCGGGTCAGGATGCCCTTGAACGGGTGCTTGTTTGGGTGGCCGGGCGTGTGCGGCAGGTCCAGCGCCATGGCCTCGATGACGGGCAGAACCTCCAGAGCCGAGGCCTCCACCTTCACGAAGCCCTTGTCCTCGGCCCAGGTCTCGTTAAGCGGTTCGTGGACCTCCGGCCCGAAGACGATGTCGCCGTCGAAAGGCGCGACGGCGGACAGGTCGATCTGGCCCGCGTCGTAGGTGACGGTGACGTGGGGATTGTAAGTATCGCCGTGGTCCCAGGAGGCACCGATCTGACGCGCCTCCTGCCACCGCGCTTCTAACTCGGGGGCCACGATGTGCAGCACGATCGCGCCCTTTTCACCGAGCGAGCCGACGTAGCGCCCGCCGCTGCTCGCCGCCAGGTTGCCGCCCTTGGGGCGGAGCCACACGGGATCGCGGCTGTAGACGATCGTGGCGTGCATTTCGTGGTCGGGGACGACGTTGGTGAATCCCTGGGCCTTCGCCCACGCCGAAAGCGCCGAAGCGGATTCCGGTGTGAGATTGCGTCTGACGTACAGCCCTTCCGGGCCTTCCCTGGTCACAGGAACTACAGAATCGAGAGCAGGTTCTGCAGGTCGGCCTTCAGGCGCTCGTCGGCGATCTCGTCGCAGGCATCAATGGCCGTCGGAAGGGAGATCTTGAGCGAGCCCGCGATCAGCTCGACCTTGTGCAGGGCGTGTACGGTGTCGGGCTTGCCAGAGGTCTGAATGGCGGTCACGACTTTGGACAGGCGGCTGGCGAGGCCATCCTGCGCCGCCATGCAAATCGGTTCTTGTGCGATGGTCTCGATCACGGCAGGGACTTCCGACGCACCGGGAGATGGCTCCTCGGTTTGATCGAGGACGGCCGACTCTGCTAATGGATCCGCCTGTGCTTCGTCCTCGGCGGCTTCCTCGGCCGCAACAACTTCAGCGACAGCATCGTCCTGAGCGGTGCCTGCTTCGGCATCGGGCTTGTCCTCGGCGGGCTTTGGGGAGTGTTTCTTGTTTGACATGGTGGGATCCTTCTCGTTAAGCGATGAGTGTTGCGTCGAACGTGCCGGCCGCCAGCGTGGTGCCTGCGGTCGTCGGTACGAGCGCGACAGTGAAGCCTGTGTTCGTCTTCAGAGCGGCGGGGACGTAATGGCGGCAGTCGATGCCGGGTTCGACGAGCACGTTGTAAGGCGTGGGTGCCTGGAAGCTGACCTGCTTGAAGATCGCGTTGCCGTTGCCCCCCAGGGTGGCGGTGGCGATGGAAGCGCCGGTGCCGGCCGCGGTGTCGGTCACTGTCATGCTCGGGGCGCCGGTATAACTACCGCTATCGGTAATGGCGGCAGAGCCGAGGCCGTATGCCAGGTTGAACGTGGGGGTGCCGACGCCTGAGCCGCTGGTGGATGCCTGCGCGACGGGGTTGGTCGCCACTTGGCCGGTGAACGCACCCGCCGTGGAAACCGTCACCGTGGCCACGACCCCGCTGCTGACGCTGGCGACCGTGAGCACGACGCCGTTGGCCAGTGTGATCGTGTCGCTGTTGGCGTAACCGCTGGTGCCGCCGTTCACGACGGTCGCCGAGACCGCCTTAAGTGAAGTTGCTACAGCCTTGAGGCCGGTGCCCGTCCCGCCGCTGGGAGCCAGGGTGACGGTGCTGATGTTCGTGAAGCCGGTGCCCGCGGTGATCGCGCCGAGCACAGTGATCGCATTCGCCGAGGCGGGGGTGGCGACAGCGTTCGCGATCCCCATGAGGAGGCGGTCGCCGAATGCGGGTTGTTTGCCGCCCGACAGCAGGCCGATGGTGTGCAGTGTGAACATGGATTATTTCCCTTTCGTGGTGGGTTTGGCGGTTGCTTTCTTCTTCCCGCCGTTCAGGGCGGGGTCATCGACTTCACCGGCACCGCGCGCGGCGCTGAGAGCGATCTGCGTGTCGGCGTAGGTCATGTCGCCCCACTCGTGTTCGGCGGGCGGCTCGCCCAGCTTGGCGAGGATCGTGTTCGGGGTGTAAACGTTGGCCTTGTAGTAGGTCTCGAAGATCTTGCTCGTGGCGACCTCGTCCTCGCGGTCGAGCCCGGTGAAGCGGAACTCGATCTGACTGAACCCCAGCTTGGCCTCAATGGCGTCGCGGTTGATGTGGCTGGCCAGCAGCCCGGCGCAGGGCTTGATTGCCTGGTCCCAGTCGCGGTCCTCGGCCACCTCACCGGTGCTCCGGTTGACGTCCCGCTCGACGCCCAGGTTCTGGGGCGAGATGTCGAAGGCGGCGGCGATCTCGGCCTTGAGGAACTCCTGCCACTTCAGGTACAGGGCCGCATCGCCGTCGGCGGTGAGCTTGATGGCCGTCGCGCCCTCCGTCGTACTCAGAATGGGCATCTTGCCCTGCCCCTCGATCTCGTTGGTCCAGTAAGACCGGAAGGCGGCCAGTTGCTCGGCGGTTGCCTTACCCAAATCCAGCATGGTCGTCGGCCGCGCGTTCGTGGCCACGTTGCCCGCGTACTCGCCAACACCCAGGAGGCGGGAGATGGTCGTGAACGCGATCTCCAGCGGTCCGCACCCGAAAGGGTGGGCGGTCGATGGGTTCGGTGCGATGTAGATCAATTCGTCGGCAAGCAGGTCGATCCCCCCGCTACCGGCGGTCATCATGCCGTAGCCCGGCACCTGGCAGTATTTCGCCTCGCGGCGGTCGCCCGTCCAACCGGCATAGATCTGCACGGAGAGGGCATCGACCGGGTAGAGCCATAGGGGCCGCATGCCGTCACCCCCGGTCTTCAGTTCGATGGCCCCGGCGCCGAGCATGATGTCGGTGATGACCTTCTCGACCAGCGAGCGCCAGCTGTCCTCGTTGTTCGGGTTGTTGAGGCAGGTGGTCACCAGCGCGCACTGGCGGCGGATCTCCGAGTTCTCCTCAATGCCCTTCTTGGGCACCACCTCCCAACCGAGCTGGGCGATGGGGTTCTTGATCGTGTTGATCGCCCGGCGGGCGTAGGGCGTGGTCGAGAACGCCCGCAGGTTCCACGGGGTCGGCTTGAAGACCGGCGTATTGTTGGCGACGCGCTGTCCAGACATGATCTGCATCAGCCGCGGGTAGACCTCGGTGTCCCGCTGCGGCTCGTGCCGCCGGCGGCCGAGCCGCTGCTTGATATTCGTAATCAGTCCCATTCCGTCCGGTCTTTCCTAAATCGATGCGAAGTGGAAGCCGGAACCTCCTTGTGCGAAGTTCAGCACGAGTGCCTCGGCATAATCCGGCGAGGGCACGCCCCGCATCGCGAGTTGTTTCTTTGATTCGATGACGATCTTGCCCGCCTCATTCCGGAACCACTTCACCAGGGATATCTGTCCGATGAGTTCGTTGCAGTCCGGCAGCAGTATCCACTCGTCTTCCGGGTGCGGCACCCCGTCCTCGTAGCCTTCCAGGTAGCGGACGTGTTCGTGCGTGGCCTTGAAGGCGTCGCGCATAGCCCACCAGATCTGCGCCTTGAGGTTGCCGAACCACTGCGTGGCCATGCGGCCGTCGGGCATCAGCGTCTCGGTCGGCGGAATCCCCACGTTGATGGGGGAGACAACCAAGCCGTCGGTGTTCGCGTGGACCAGCGTGCTGGTGACCGTGTTGCCGAGCCCGCTGGCGTCGTAGTTGATTTCAATGACGCCAATTTCCCGGGCGGCTTCCAGCGCGGAGTGCGTGACGTGAATGTTGTCCACGGTCTGCCAGAAGGTCGGCATGGCGACCACGGGTCCGAATTTCGGCACGAGTACCGATTTGGCTCTGCCGCCGCCCACGTCGAGACCCGCCCGTCCGGTGCCCTGCGGCTCCCGGTTTAGGGCCTTGGCCAGCTTGCGGGACGATTCCACCCACTTGGCGGGGATGCAGATGCCTTCGACCGAGGCCGCGTAGTCGATGTCGTATTCCGCCGCCCATGTGGCCGGTGTTGAGGAGAGTTCGAGTCGCTTGGCCTCGGCCCAGGCCGCGTCCTTGCGCGGGTCGTCGGACCAGTGGAAGCGGAATACCGGGATGTGCCCTGAGTGCCGCTTGCGGAAGAAGACGTTGCCCGTGCCGTTGACCGACGAGGCCCAGATCCTCGCGTTCGCATTCGCCACGATCGCGGCGTCCACCTTGTCGGCGTGCTCGATGAACGCTCCCTCGTCCACAACGTAGAGCGTGGAGCGGCCGCCGCGGCCCATGTTGTCGCCGGCCTCGCCGGTGATGGCGTTTCCGTTGACCGGGTTGAGCAGGCGCATGAAGTTGTCGTGCTCGGACGGCTTGAAGCCTTCGGGCACCATCCAGTGCGGCATCCGGTCGATCATCAGGCGGATCTTGCCGAAGATGCTGTCCGGGTCGCCCTTGCTGTCGACGTAGACCTCCTTGCGGCTGCCGAACGTGGTCTTGAAGCCGGGGGCGAAGAGCCACTTGTTCAGGGCGAAGGCCGATGCCACCCAGGTCCAGCCGACGTCGCGCGACTTCTCGACGAGGCCCTCCTGCGAAGCCGACACCCGGTCGTCCAGCCACTGGAACAGTTCCTCTTGGCGTGGGAACAGGTCGAACGGCAGGTAGGCGGGCAGACCGACGGAGGCGCCGCGCGGGTCGTAGGTCCAGCAGAAGGTGTTGCACCACCAAGCCGGGTCTTTGGCGGACCGGGCGAGGGCGATGGCCTGTAATTCGGGATCGCTGCCGAGGCGGTCGATTAACTGGAGGCGGCGGATCAGGCTTTGTTTCAGGTCGTCCGTGCTAAAGGCCATGCGGGCCTAAGACTTGAGCTTCTCGGTGAACAGTCGCGTCAGCTCGTCGAGCGAGTGGCCCTGCAGATCGCCAAGGAAGACCGTGTTCTGTTGCGCCGCGGGAAGCGGCTTGCCGTCGGGGTCGGAGTGCAACTGCTGAATCTTGTCGCCGTATTTCTTGGGGACCATCCTCGACATGATCCATTTCCGGGTATCGACTTGGAGCTTTGCCCGCGCCACAGCCGAATGGTTGATCCGGCCGAGGGTGGTCTCATCGTCGTTGCCTAAAAGGGTCTGCACATCGTCGGTGCAGTTGTCGGAAATCTCAAGGATTTCCTCATGATGCACCTCGGCTTGAGCCTCGCGCGCGGCGCGATACTGCTCTCTGAACTCGGGGTACTTGGCAAGCCACCGCATCACCGTGCCCAAGCGAGGCATGCCATCGTCGCGGCAGATCGATCGAAGACTTTCCGGCTTGTCGTCCGCTCCGCAAATCATGCGTTCGCAAATGATGTCGGCCAGCTCCTGGCTATATTCCGATGCTCTACCCATAAAACTGAAAAAACCCGCTCCGGGCGGGTGGTGAAAACGTGCTGAAAGTCGAAATCTTGACGTGCGAAATCGGCTTTGCAAGACAACCTTATCGCATCTTTATGGTTCGCGCAACTACTTCGTATTGCGTCTTTGTGTCAGGGGACCGAATCCCCGGCTTCGCGGTTGATGTCCCTCATCGCGTTTACCACCTGCATGAACGCCCCGGCAAAGGTTTCTTGGTGACCCTGGAACGCAGCGAGGTGCTTCGCCTTCGGACGGACGGCCACAATGCTGTCCATGGCGGCGAGCAGGTCCTTGTCCAGTCGGTGGATGAGCTTGCTGTAGCGATCTTCCTTGCTCCACGCATTGGGGTTCCCCCCACCCGGTTCGCCGGACTTCGTCGGATCGACGCGGGAGAGGAACGCGGCACGCCAGTCCTTGTACAGGTTGCCGTGGTGCTCCGCCCCTTGGTCGAGAAGTCGCAGCGAGACCATGAGCAGGAGTATCGACTGGTTCTTCAGACCCGCGCCGACGATGACTCCGCTCTTCACCCGGACCCACGCCTCGCGGGATTCGTGAATGCCCTCGGCGCGGGGGATCGAGATGCCGTTCCGCTCCGCCCACCCGGCGGGGACTGTGTCCTCTTCGCGGCTCTGTTGACGCGGAGCCGGAGGCTCAGGCCGCCTGAGCAGTCTTCCGACCGCATCGGTGAGGCTTACATTTGCAGTAAGAGCGGCTTGCAGAGCCTTGCGAAGTTCCGGCTTCGTAGCCTTACTGAAGTCTTCCGCGTCGGTCATGCCCCACCCCTAGCTGTTGTTTTGCCAGAGTGCCACAGGATGTGGGGTTGGCGCAAGCATTATCCATTCAAAGAAGCCTGCCTTGCTCCTGCGCCCACCGAATAGGGTCTTTAGCGTGCTTACGACAGTTGCAGGATGGGCAAAGAATCTGGATGTTACCTATGTCGTTAGTTCCGCCACGAGCGAGAGGGGCGACGTGATCCGCATGATATTTCCCGTCCAATTTCCGAAGACAGTTGAAGCATTTGTTGCGTTGCTTCCAAAGCAGGTCGGCAATTTGTTCTGCGGTGTGAGTGCCGGTGGCGTTTTTCTTGCGTGCCCTGCGATTGCGGTGCAGAGCCGATAGTTTGCCCTTATTTGCCGCCCGCCACCTTGCGTGGCTTTGAAGCATTTTGGTTTTGTTATCTTTCCTCCATTTTGTAGCCCTCTCGCGTCGCCGTTGTTCGGCGAGTGGGTTGGACTTTATTTTCTCGTAACGGGCTGGCTGCGTCAATTTGAGGCATTCCACGCATGCACCATTGCAACATAGCCTCTCGGCATAATGCCCTCTCTTGCATGGTCGCCCTGAAAAATACCGTATCTGATCATTCTTTCGCGCGTCTATAAGCGTGACAACAGGTCTACCAAGATGCGGCTGCATGCAATTGGCCCATAGTTTCTGCAGCGATTGACGTTCTTCAGGTGTCAGAATCTTGCTCATTGCTCGATTGTTTGCATTCGGACCACGCTCGGACAATATCCGTAAACGCCGGAAAGGGTACAGGTTTATGGTGGGTGCAGCAACAAGGAACTGAGTTCTGGCACTCTTATTGAAAGCACTTCCTTACGTCGCCCTTATACCGCATCGCCGCATTCCGAATAGCGACTTGATCCGGCGGTCAGGTACGGTGGGGCATGGACATGCTCAGGACGCTTTCCGCCTCATTCCCCGAACTTCGCATCACCCTGCACCGCGGCGTGTGCCAGCCATCGTCGGCGGCGTTTCGCATCACTTCGCGTCGCCCGCCTTCTTGGCGTCTTCCCTCATCTGGTCGATGACCTCGTGCTTCGTCGGCTGCACGTTCACCCGCTCCAGCACCGCGAGGGCCGAGGCGATGACCCGAAGTTCGCCGATCACACCGGCCATAAGCACGCCTTCGGTGGCGTTCAGGTCAGCGTCTGCCGGCGGCGTTGGCATCTCTGGGAAAGGCTCATGGATCGGTTGAGACGAATCGGTCTGTTTGGCAAGCGTTAAGACCCGATCGGCGAGACGGCCGGATGCGGCTGTGACGGCAGATACGAAGGGAGCGGCCGATGTGTTCTGCCGTAGCCGCTCGCACCCGCTGGCGACGGCAATGGCACCCAGGCCGACCTGTCCGCCGAGAATCGCCCGTTCGGCCGTGGCGGTCGCGGACGTGCGGAACACCTGCCCCTCGCGGCGGGCGTCCCGGATCGCTTTGAACACCTTTCCCAACTGCATCTCGGTCTGGTCCGTTTCCTCTTCTCCTTCCGGGGGCGGTTTACCGACCGTATGAAGTACTTCGGCCGCCAGCAACAGCAGCTTGCTCACTGCCTGGGTGGCTGCGACCTCGGCCCGTACCGGCCACACCAGGATGCTGACCCCCAGCCCGATCCCGGCGCCGATGAGCGTATTCAGGAAGCGGTACATGCCGTAAGACACGACGTGGTCGGGGCGGATCAGCAGGGTGACCATGCAGACGGCCAGCGTCACCCGGCTGAGCTGTTCGAGCTTAATCAGCCGGGAGATCACGGCGGCGGCGACGGCTGCCGCGACGACGCCCCACACATCCACGCCGAGGGTGATGAGGAAGAGCACGCCGAGGGCCGCACCCAGCAGCGTGCCGACCAGCCGGACGAGTGACTGGTTCAGATCATCGCCAAAGTTCTCACCAACGATCAACGCCGCCGTCAGCACCGCGTACAGTGAGTTGTGCGATCGCTCGCCGTAAGTCAAAAGGTACGCCAAGCCGACCGCCAACCCGATCTTCAGGCAGACACGAAACGTTTGCCAGTTCACATCGCTCTCCTTGATCCATCCGGTAATTGGCACCGAATCGCCGCAAGACTCGCGCCGGCAGAACTGCCTTCGTTAGTTTCGAGGCCGCACCTCGGCTTGACAGGCAACCATTTGGTTGCATAATGTCCGCATGGCCGACGACCTCGACCTCGTGTTCAAAGCACTGGCCGACCCCGGACGGCGGCTTCTGCTGGATCGGCTGCACGCCGAGAGCGGGCAGACGCTCGGGCAACTCTGCGCCCTGATGGAGATGACCCGGCAAGCGGTGACCAAGCACCTGAAGCTGCTCGAAGAAGCGAATCTCGTAGCGGTCGTTTGGAAGGGCCGGGAGAAGCTCCACTACCTGAACCCCGTGCCGATTCATGAGATCGCCGAGCGGTGGATCGGCAAATTCGAGAAGGGGCGCCTGGAAGCGCTCGCGGAACTCAAACGGAAGCTGGAGGAGAAAGCTGATGGCTGACACAACGTTCGTCTACGTGACGTACATCTCGACCACGCCGGAGAAGGTGTGGGCCGCCCTGAGCGACCCGGAGATGACAAAGGACTACTGGGCGCGGCACCGGAACGTGTCGGACTGGAAGCCCGGTTCTACTTGGGCGCATGAGGACATCGATAGCGGAACGGCCGATGTTGTCGGGCAGGTGATCGAGTCGGAGCCGCCCACGAAGCTGGTCCTGAGCTGGGATTCTCCGAAAGCGCCCGGCCGCCCCTCCCGCGTCACCTTCCAGATCGAGCCGTTCATGGAAGCGGTGCGCCTGACGGTCATCCACGAGGAACTCGAAGTGGACTCGCCGATGCACAAGGGTGTGTCGCAGGGATGGCCGGCCGTTCTCTCCAGCCTGAAGACGATGATCGAGACCGGCAAGGCGATGCCCATGACCATGAAGCGGTGGCACGCCCCGCCGAAGTAACTCGCCCGAGATATTCAACCCATCAACGGAGGGCCGACCGTGGCCGATTCGCGTTTCGTTTACGTCACCTACATCCGCACCACGCCGGAGAAGCTCTGGCAGGCTCTGATCGAGCCGGAGTTCACACGGAAATACTGGGTGGAAACGTGGCAGGACTGTACCTGGCAGAAGGGCGCGCCGTGGAAACTGATGGCACCGGACGGTCGCGCCATCGCCGGCGGGGAGGTCGTTGAGATCGACCCTCCGAAGCGATTGGTGCTGACTTGGCAGCACAATGACCACCCGGAACTTACGCCGGAAGGACATTCCAGGATGACGTACACCTTGGAACCGCAAGGCGAGACAGTCAAACTGACCGTGCTTCACGAAATGGACAAGCCTGAGTCGAAACTAATCGCGGGTGTTTCCACCGGATGGCCGAAGTTTCTGTCGAGTTTGAAAAGCATGCTGGAGACGGGAGAGTCGCTGGAGGCGACGCGCACGTGGTCGAAGGGAAAATGATCAGGAGGCGAGCCAGCGGCGGAGGTATTTCGCCGCTTGGACCTCGTACCACTCCTTGTCGTGCTCCCCGTGCTGGTGCTGGGCAGCGTGCTCAGATCGGGTGAGAGGGATGCAGCAGTAATCGCCCTTCTTGCCCGTGCCGCTGCCCAACCACGTTCGGCGGACGTGAGCAGCCTCGCAGCGGCCGACGCCATCCACCCACTCGGAGAAGCGACCTGAAACGCAGGATGGCTGGTGACTGATCCAGTGGCGGTACTGCTTGTCCGTGCCCTTCTGGCGGGCGAGTTGCTGAAGCTCTGCGAACGTTTCTGGTAGTGAAGCGGTCGGTTGGCGGTCTCGGGGTTTGCGCTTCCGATGCTTGGCGTAGACGGGCTGACCGGTCAGATTCACGCGGCCACGCCTTGGCTGACCTCGAACGCGGCTATGTCATCCTCGGACGCCCCACCCGCACGCATCGCGGCGACAGTGGCTGCAACCTTCTGGGCATGCGATGGTTCCACCGGCTGCGACCCCTTTGCGACTCGCGTCTGGTGCAGAAGTTCAGCGAGGCGCACAGTTTCCGCCGTCAGCGTCTTCACCTGTTGCCGGAGGGTGATGTTCTCCTGCAGCGTGACTGCGGCCTTCGCGTCGTCGTCGAACCCGCTCACCTCTTGACGCTGCTCGGCCTCGTACTCTCGCAGGAACTGCCAGTCCGAGGCGTCTCGAAGCTCGGCGTCCTTGCGGCTGATCGCGATGTAGGTCTCCTTCGACAATGGCGGCCTGCCCTTGCGTTTGATGATTCCGATGATGTCCGCCGGGGTTGGGAACTCCTGGCTCCGTTCCAGCCACAGGTCGAAGGCCCGGATGACCCGATCCGCCGGGTGTTTGGCAAGAGTCGAATGGAAGATGTGGTTTACCGCTTCGATCGAACCAGGATCACGGCCATAAATTTTTTGAACGGTGAAGCAACCCAGCAGCAGTAGGTCAAGTTTCGCACGATGCTCGGCGCTCGCGCTCAGTGCGGGCACGTTCTGTTGCTTCGAGAGCAAGCTGGAATTTAGACTTCGTGGCGTGTCCTGCGACGTGGCTACCGCCTGGAGGGTTGATGGACCATTCGGATTCCCAGAAGTGGCCGTTGAGCCAGGCCGATCCGTGCTTGGTGAACTGTGCCCCGTCTGGCTTGGCACTAATGTAGGCTGCGTATCGTCTTGCTCCGTCGAGGATAGTTTCATGGGTGACTCCTTTCGTTGTTACTCTTTCGTAGGCTCTTGCTGCGTCCTTCTTGCTGCCGTTGTTCTTCGGGTAGGTTGACCAGAAGGACTCAAATTCAGGAAGGTACGAGGAAGAATTGATTTTATTAGTTGTATTAGTTTCTTTCTTTATTATAGGTGCGTCGCCGGTGCGCGGTCTGGGCGTTGGCGGTGTGTCGTTCAGTGCGTCGGCGGTGATCTGGGCCCCCTGATAGTCTTCGTAATTACAGATGGTTATGATGGTGCCCCGGTGCGTCGGCAGCACCTCGATCATTGCGTCGGCGTGGAGGTCGTTGATGAGTCGCCTCACGCGAGGCTCGGCGCAGCAAAACCCTTCTGCAAGGCCCCGAAGCGAGACGAATATTTGGCCACGCCGTAGCTCGACCCGGGTTCCGTTGGTGAACACGCGGGTATCCCGCCAGGCGGCATTTTGGTACAGGTAGTTCCAAATGCCGGCGTCCAGCAGGTCTCGGAACACGGGATGCTGCCAGACGCGGCGGAACGCAAGGACGTAGCCGTTGTCACTCATCGGCGGCCTCGCTCAGAACTGAAAAATCCCTCATGCCTTTCCCCTGTCTCTCCCCCGAATGGGGCGGGGGCGCTCAATCCGGGGAAGGATGAGACGAGCGTGTCAGTCGCACCCGTCGGTACAACTCAAGCCCCCACCTGCAATGCCTGACGGCACTTGCTGAAGCTGATCCTTACACGGCCTTTATTATTCTGCAAGTTGTATTTATGCCGCACTTATGGGCGGCGTCCCGGCACGATAATGTCCACCTTCCGCGCCTCGAGATCGTCGATCGACCTGGCTAAAATGTACAGGCCGCCCATCGCCTCGATGTGCTTCTGCCTCTCAATCTGGTCCAGCGACTGCTTGCCGTCCTCGTTCTTGCACTCGATTTCCAGCCACATACCTGAAGGCGTGCAAGCCAGAATATCTCCGCTGCCCTTACGGCCGACGCTGACGTGATGCGTCTTTGTGTGTCCGACCTTGTCCGTGTAGCTCTTGCTGAACCCACCCGTGTTGTTGCGGATTGGCTGCATCCCGTGCAGGTAGAGCCATCGGATGCAGGCGTTCACGACCAGTGACTCCTTCACGCACTGCCCTTTTCAAGCGCATTTACCCGCACATCGAGCTTCTGTGTTTCCTTCCGGTTGATCTCGTCCACGTTCCCGCACAAGCCGAAGTAGTGGTCGATGACTGCAAAGAAGGCGTCCTCTTTGCTCAATCCCTTCTTGAGGAACGCTTGGTACAGGACGCGGGAAGAGTTAGTCACCCTCTGCACCCTTCACAAGGCCGATCAGTTTTCTGAGTTGGTCGAATCGAGGATTGTTCCCCTTCCTCCACCGCCAGAGAGTTGTGGGGTGGACATCGACTGCCCGACAAATGGACTCGTCCGTTATGCCCTTTTCTTCGGCTTCGACCAGTAGTTGTTGCGCTGTGATGAGCATTGCACTTTTGCAAAATAAGTTGTTGCGCGAAGTTTCTTTCCCGTCTAGGTTTGCGTTATTGCAATTCGATTGTCAACAACTGAATGGATTCAGTATGCCCAACAAGATTCGCCCCGTTATCGAGCCAGGTATTTACTTCGATATGCCCGAGGACATTTACCACGCCGCCGAAGGGCTGTCGTGTAGCGGCATCAAACACCTGACGGTATCGAAGCTCAATTACTGGCACAAGAACCTGAACCCGGACCGCGAGCCGGAAGAAGATACCGGCGCGAGGCGGTTCGGAAAGGCCACGCACTGCTTCGCCCTCGAGCCCGAGCGGTTCGCCCGCCACTTCGCCATGAAGCTGTCGCCGGATGACTACCCCGGCGCACTCGTCACGGCGGACGACATGAAGGCGTTCCTCGAAGCCAACGGGCTACCGAAGTCGGCCAAGAAGAAGTCGGATCTCATCGACCGCATCGTGACCAGTGGGCTGCCCGCCGTCGTGTGGGACTTGGAACTGGAGCGGCACGCGAAAGAGCACGAGGGAAAGACATTCCTCGGCAAGGAGGAGTCGAAGAAGATAGCCGGGGCGGCTGCTGTAATGGCCGCCGATCCCCACGTTACAGCGGCCCTCAGCGGGGGCATGCCGGAAGTGTCGTTCTTCGTCCGCGACCCCGAGACGGGCGTGATGCTCAAGGCTCGGATGGACTACGTGCGTCCCCGCTCCACGATCGACATCAAGACATTCTCCAACTCACGCGGGAAGCCGGTCGAGAAGGCCGTTTTCGAGGCGATTTTCTACGAGGGCTACCATCTACAGTGTGTCTTCTACAACTTCGTGCGCGAGCTGGCACGGCAGCGCCTGGCCGCCGGGGAAATCCGCACCTACGGCGACGTGAGCGAGCAGTGGCTGAAGGAGTTCACGGAGACCGAAGAGCACGGGTTTGTGCTGGTCTTCATTGAGTCCGCCCCGCCGTTCGACCTCCGCATGGTGCTGATGAAGGAGGCCGAGGCCCCCGGCGCCGACCTGAACGTCTACTGGTCCTCGGCACACATGCGCATTTATGACATGAAACTGCTCTATGCCGAGTGCCTGACCAAGTACGGCGACGGCCCGTGGCGCGACCACTTATCGCCGCACCAACTCGAAGACACCGACCTGCCAATGCTGATGTTCAGCTAGAAACCCAACTGAAAGGACACAACCCATGAAAATACTGCAACTTACGGCCGAGAACGTCAAGAAACTCAAGGTGGTTGACATCACACCAGCGACCGATGTGGTCCAGATCACCGGGAAGAACGGGTCAGGGAAAACCTCGGTCCTCGACTCCATCTGGTGGGCACTCGGGGGCACGAAGGAGATTCAGGCCATGCCGATCCGCAAAGGTCAGGAGAGTGCCCGGATTAAGCTCGACCTGGGGGAGATCGTCGTCACCCGGAAATTCACCGACAAGGGATCCACACTCACCGTCGAAAACGCGGAAGGCGCACGGTTTCCCTCCCCTCAGAAGATGCTCGACGACTTGATCGGGGAACTCTCCTTCGACCCGCTGGCGTTCGCCACGATGGACTGCGGCCGCCAGTACACGGAGTTGAAGCGGATCGCGAAGATCGAGGTCGATCTGGACGCCCTCGACACCCAGAACAAGCTGGATTACGAAACCCGCACCCTCCGTAACCGCGAGGAGAAAGAGTATCGCACGCGGGCGGAGGGCTTCGAGTTCAAGTTCGAGGCGTTGGAACAGCCGATCGACGTTGATGCCCTTGTCACCGAACTGTCGAACGCCGCGCAGCGCAACGCGGACATTGACACGCGGGCGCAGCGCCGCCTCGACGCGGCAGAACTTATCCGCATCAAGGGCGAGGAAGTCGTCGCGCTCGAAGCCAAAATCGCCGTGTACCGGAAAGAAATGGCCGAGTTACAGGACAAGCTCGACACGGCCGAGCCTTTAGCGGAGAAGATCGTGGTCGACGACCTTCGCACCAAAATCGCCGACGCCCAGGCACGGAACGCCGAGTTTGCCGTGCGTGCCAAGAAGGCCAAGCTCCTCGAACAGGCGAAAACCGCCGAGGCCGCGAGCGATGCCCTGACAGCGAAGATGGCCGAGCGGACCAAGACCAAAGAAGACGCCATTGCGGCGGCGAAGATGCCGATCGATGGGTTGTCCTTGTCCGACGGGCAGGTGCTCCTGAACGGCATCCCGTTCGACCAGTCGTCCAGTGCCGAGCAACTCCGCACGAGCGTGGCTATCGCCATGGCGGCCAACCCGAAACTCAAGGTCATTCGCATCAAGGACGGCTCCTTGCTCGACGAGGACGGCCTCGCCATCATCGAAGGGCTGGCCAAGGGTAACGGCTACCAGGTCTGGATCGAGTCGGTGAACACGTCGGGGAAGATCGGCATTTACATGGAAGACGGGGCCGTCGCCCACGTCAACGAAGCGGCGTAGGGAGGCGGGCATGTCATTAACCATCACCCCAGCCAAACGCAAGGCCGTTCCGATGCTCATAAGCCTTTCCGGCGTATCGGGTTCAGGAAAGACCTACTCCGCACTCTTGCTGGCCGCCGGCCTAGCCGGGAAGGGTTCGGTCGGGTTCCTCGACACCGAAAACGGTCGCGGCAGCATGTACGCCGACAGCCCCGGCATCATGGCTGCGCTACCGGATGGGTACGAGATCGCTGAGATCAAGGAGCCGTTCGCTCCGTCCCGCTATTCCGACGCGATAGAAGCGTTCGAGAAACACGGGTGCAAGGTGCTGGTGATCGACAGCATGACCCACGAGTGGGAGGGCCACGGCGGTTGTTCTGACATCGCCGAGAACAACAAGCTACGGGGCATGCCGAACTGGGCACGAGCGAAGATGGAGCACAAGCGGATGATGAACCACCTGCTGGCCTCGTCGATGCACCTGATCTTCTGTCTTCGGGCACGGGAGAAGACGCTGATCGTCAAGGACGCCCAAGGCAAGGAGCAGTTCGTGCCCAAGGGCCTGCAGCCTGTTCAGGAAAAGAATTTCGCGTTCGAGATGACGCTCTCGCTCCTCCTGGAGGAGGGCACGCACCGTCCTGTCGTGACGAAATGTCCCGAACCGCTCCTGCCTCTGTTTGCTGGCGAGCAGCCACTGGTCACGAAGGATATGGGGCGGAAGCTGCGGGCGTGGTCGGAAGGCGGTGCGCCGGCCGAGGAGAACCCGGAAGTGCTCTTCAGGCAGGGCACCGAGTACGCCGCACTGGGCACCACCTCCTACACGGATTTCTGGGAGACGCTTACCGGGAAGCAGAAAAAGGTCCTCCTGCCGAAGCATGAGGAGAACAAGGCTCTTGCGCGGATGGCGGACGATCGGCAGAAGGCGGCTGAAGCACCGCCCGCCGAACTCAAATTCTAACAACGAAGGAAGGAACAAATATGGCAGGCAGCGTAAACAAAGTCATTTTAGTAGGCAACCTCGGGGCAGCGCCCGACGTGCGATCCACCCAGGATGGGAGAGAGATCGTCAACCTGAGCGTCGCCACCTCGGAGACCTGGAAGGAAAAAGGCACCGGGGAACGCAAGGAGCGGACCGAGTGGCATCGGGTCGTCATCTTCAACGAAAACCTCGGCAGGATCGCAAAGGAGTATCTGGCCAAAGGCTCGAAGGTGTACCTCGAAGGCCAACTCCAGACCCGCAAGTGGACCGACAAGGACGGGCAGGACAAATACTCGACCGAGGTTGTGCTTCAGAACTTCGGCGGCACCCTCGTCATGCTCTCCAAAGCGGAGCGGACTGAAGACACCGCCGAACAATACGATTCACCCGCGCCGAGGCAGCAAGCACCGGTCGCGGAACTACTAGACGATGAAATACCCTTCTAGATCAACAGCTTAGCGAAAGGAATCTGCATGAATAAAGGACACAACAGCAAGAAGGTGGGGGGCGTGGCGGTCGATCAACTCAAATCGATCATCGCGAGGGTCGAAAAACTCGAAGCAGAGAAGGCGGGCATTGCTGCCGACATCCGTGACGTGTTCGCGGAAGCTAAGGGCAATGGTTACTGCACGAAGGCCATCCGCACCATCTTGAAGATGCGAAAGCAGGACGCCAGTGAACGCGAAGAGCAGGAGAACATCCTCGACGTTTATCTGAACGCACTCGGCATGTTGCCCCTGTTCGAGGGCGAAGGTGAGGCAGCATGACCGAAGCATATCCGCTGCAATGGCCTCACGGCCGCCCCCGTGCTTCTAATCCTGAACGCTCCCGCTTCGGTTCGCGTTCCGTTGACGCCGCGACGAAAGAGTTGTTCTCTGAAATCCGCCGCCTCGGCGCTGGCACGCCAGTCCTCTCCACGAACATCAAGCTTCGCCTGGACGGGCTTCCCTACTCGAACCAGTCCCCGCCGGCTGACAAGGGCGTTGCGGTTTACTTCACGCACAAGAAGCAGTCGATGTGCTTCGCATGCGACCGCTGGGACCGGGTTCAGGACAACATTTACGCCATCGCCATGACCATCGGGGCACTTCGCGGCATCGAACGGTGGGGCAGCGGTTCGATGGTGGAGCAGGCGTTCACGGGCTTTGTGGCGCTGCCCGCACCGAAGAGCCCTTACGAGATTCTCGGCGTTCAACGCGGGGCGTCGGCAGACGAGATCGACACCGCTTATCGCCAGAAGGCCAAGTCCGCCCACCCGGACAAGGGTGGTGCGCCCGGAGCGATGGAAGAATTGAACCGTGCCAGGGCAACACTGAAAGCAACAGCCGCATGACCTCGGGGCGGCTGATCTTCTGCTGCGGCTGTAGCGAGAAAGTAACCGCTCGGTTGACCGACGGTCGGGAGGTATACCCGCACCGGAAAGACCTCGGTTCCCTCCCGTTCTGGAAGTGCGACGGCTGCGGCAACTACGTCGGCTGTCACCACAAGACGAAGGATCGAACGAACCCGCTCGGTAACATCCCCACCCCGGAGATGCGTAACGCCCGGCAGCACATCCACCGCATTCTTGATCCGCTGTGGCAATCAAAGCGGTTCCGCAGGAAAGACCTCTACGCGAAGCTCTCCGACCACTTGGGCTTCGGTTACCACACCGCGCAGCTTCGGACACTGGACGAAGCCCGGAAGGCTTACGCATTCATCAAGGAGTTAGCGGC